TGTCCAAGCGCGACGTTAGCTATGGTATTTAAGGTTAACGATTGATATGATTTGTGGAACTATAATCGCTTTGCTATTATCATTAAAAGTGTAAAGAGCACCGTTTCCATGATAAATTACATCAGTTACTATCATTAAACGCCTTTAATTTATTTTTGTTATAAGTATTGAAATAGATTTTGAACTTAATCGCTTTATTGTGTGATTGATTATGACATATTAATTTGTTTATATGGCGGTTTTAAGAGTAAATGGTGAGATTGGCAGTAAAAGTATATAAGACTTGTCCGGCCCGGTGGTTCTTGTGGTTTATGAGGGTGAGCAATGTATGCTCAGTATTGTCATGAATGTTATATTGAGATTAGGTATGATAAGATTCCTCCGGCGCCTCGTAGACGCAAAGTATTATAGATTAGGAAATCTGATATGATAAACAATAGAATTATAGTATCGTTAGATGGTATATCTAAGCGAGATGCTACAACTATAGCCTATAAGGTACAAGATCATGTTTGGGGCTTCAAGGTAAATGATTTAATAATAGATCATGGTACACAAATTATCAGTGTTTTGAAACGATTTGGTAACGTAATGGCTGATATAAAATTGTTTGATATACCAAATACTATGAACAACGGAATTAATGCGGCATTATGTGCTGGTGCAGATATAATTACTGTTCATTGTGCCGCTAATTATAGGTCGAAACATGCTGCTAAATTAGCAGGAATTACTATTCTAACTTCAGTTGATAATGAACAATGTTTATCGATCTTTGGTAAGAGTGTTGATAATGCAGTTGGAGGTTTCGCATCTTTTGCTGCTGAAGCTGGTTATGGTTATATTGTTTGTTCGGCGCATGAAGCAACTATGTTACAGATATATCCTTTTAAAAAGATCTGTCCTGGAATCAGACCATTATGGTATGGCAAAGTTGATGATCAGAAGAGAGTCATGACTCCGAAGATGGCTATTGATGCTGGTGCTGATTTTTTGGTAGTCGGCAGAGCTATTACTAAATCGGACGATTGTCTTAGTGCTGTCAAAAGGATAAATGATGAGATTAGCAGCAAAGGTATATAAGACTTGTCCGGCCCGGTGGTTCGTTGAAGCCATTTGAATCTTTGCGTAGCGAGGGTGAGCGGGAATCGATCCGGACGCCATGGGGCTGTAGCTCAATTTGGGAGAGCGCGGGCTTTGCAAGTCTGAGGTTGCCGGTTCGAGTCCGGTTAGCTCCATAAGATATGTTAATAATTAACATAGATATCAATCTATGATCAAATATATGGATTGAGGAACTGAGCGATGGCTTATAGATATGAACCCAAGACTGAAGATATTGGAAAGCTTGCTGAGCTTTTGGGTTCTAATATGCCTTTTATCAATTTCCGATTTAGATTAGATAGACAAACTGGTATGCTACGTATATGTGGTAGTACTGGTAGTGGGAGCAAATCATATCGATATTATGAACAATTGCTTCGCAATAACCACTCCCCTGAGAGTGTGGTTGAGACATTCCGAGATAAGTTGGAATGTCCAACCTTGACGAGGTAGGTTACTTTGTCACACCCACCACCCATTTGCCGGTGTAGCTCAACTAGGCAGAGCAGGGACCTTGTAAGTCTCAGGTTGCCGGTTCGATTCCGGCCTCCGGCTTTAAGTTTCGAAACTTCGTACTTTGACAATTTGACACCATGGCGCGGTAAAGCACTAATCTGGTAAGTCTCCAGGCTTTCAACCTGGGTTTTGCGGGTTCGAATCCCGTCAGCGTCAATGGACACGTAGCTCAATGGTAGAGCAGCAGGCTGAAGACCCGTTAATATCAGTTCAACTCTGGTCGTGTCCAAAGATGGCTGTTGTATCTAAGAAGTAGTTCTTAGATAATTGGGGCGATTAACTCAGTGGGAGAGTGCTTCTTTTACAAGGAAGAAGTCGGGGGTTCAAATCCCTCATCGCCCAAAGTCGCGTTTTAATAGTGAGTAGTTGGGTTGGTCTTTTACCAGCCTTGCGTGCATAACTTGCTAGAATACTTGGATGTTATTTATAAGTTTTCTATTCATCTGAGCGCGGTGTAACATAAAGGAAGAAATGGCCAAAAAGAAGATGAGATTGGCTTGGCCAATAGGTTGTTTTCAAATGAGTGAATTGAAAGTAATCGAGGATTATCAGTTAGATATTATTGAAATGGAGGTTAAGGGCAATCCTGGGTTTTTCAACCGGGGATTAATCCTAATGTTGATCAATAAGATTAGAGATCTTCAGAAAGTAAAGGATTAATATAGCATTAGTTAAACATTATGCACTGTGAGCCAGAAAGTGAGGCGGCGGATTGCAAACCCGCAGAAATCGGGGCAGTACCGGTACGGTGTTCTAAATGTGGTCAATATAAACGGGGGATCGCCTAATCTGGTTATGGCACTGGCTTTGGGAGTCAGAATAATGGGGGTTCAAATCCCCCTCCCCCGATGGGACGCGGGAGCTGCGGGTTAGAATTCTGTTCCTTCGATAGTAAATATATCATATGGCATATCCTCCAGGGAAAATACATAATGTTTATATAGTAAATTGGGATTGTGGAGGTGTAGGTGGAGGTGGAGGTGCTACTGGAGCTACTGGAGATGCTGGAGCAACCGGAGCTACTGGAGCAACCGGAGCTGGTAGTTTTCCGCAGTTACATGCGTTTCCTACGCGCAATATGTTACAGGGCGAATCTAACAAAGAGACTACTTGGTGTTGGGGTTCTTGGGGGGTTACAGAAATATGGGGTGAAAGTAATCCTACGACACCGACTTTAGCGTATGAGCGTGTTGGTTCTGGCGCTGCTGTTGGAGATCAAACAAGTTATATCTGGTGGCATTTGGGTGATGATTGGATGGCTGATCCGATTAATGAATTTACTCTTCAAACGCATATTCCACATGGCGCTACTGGATGGGAATCTAATGCTATTGGTGTTCGTCATAAGTTTTTATTTGCGCCGGGTCAGAACCCAGGAACCTGTATTATTCGTTTAACGGTATATCATCCAACAACCGGTGCAGTTCTAGTCGCTAATACTAGAACTGTGAGTGCATCTGATGATGCTTATGTTTGGTTATATGCTACGGAACTTGATCTTGGTGGTGCCTTCTCTAGTGGTCAAATGTTGAAAATCAAAATTGAGACTGGACGTACGGTTGGTGGTGAGAGTGAGAACATATGTACTATTCATGTTGGTGAGATAGATGGGAATTGGACTTAATTATGATGAATATTATGAAATATGGCGTTCCATTTGATCCACGTGGCCCCAGGCCGAGGCCCGGCCCTATAGGAGATTTTGAGAAGAAGCCAGTTAAATGTGTTCCAATTATACTTGATGATGATGTGATAGAGAAATTAAGAAATCTCGCTAGAATTATCGGTGTTTCTGAATCTGATATGGTCAAGAGACTCGTAGATAGATGTATTTCAGATATTGGTGAGGTTTGAGGATTGGTCTTGATAGACAATGTTGATGATGGGTATGTCGGCATTTCTCGGTTTGATTCCGGGGCGGTTTATTGCGAGGAGTGATAGGGAGAGTTACTTCATGACAATTTGTGTGCCGTGGGTTCAAGTCCCACCTTACGGGCGGTGCTCGTGAGTAGCTCAGATGGTAGAGCAACAAATAATCTCTTTCGTATGTTCCCTCGCATCAAATACTAATGCTGTGTTAGTTCTGTGATCTGGCTGTTGTGGCCACGGGAGTCAGATTGCGGTTTTTTTATTTTGTCGTGGCCAGTTTTCCGGCGTAGCTCAATGGCAGAGTAGGTGGCTGTGTTAAGCAGCTTCTATCGGTAACGATAGTCGAAAACTGGGTGAATTCAGGGGAACCTCAGCGTTTAGTCGGTGGCAATCCTGAGCCAAGCTGGAGGTACACCTCCGGAAGGTGCAGAGACTAGTGGAGAAGTTAAGTCTTCTTAATAACCACATTAGCGCCCGGCATCCATAAGGATGATGATATAGTCCAAGCTATAATGAAAATTATAGGTTCTTGTAACCACCAAGTTCTTGGTTCGAATCCAAGCGCCGGAGTTTAGGTGAAAAATGGCGAAAGATATTTTGTTTGAAATTACGCATGGTGAGGGTATAACAGTTGTTGGTCAAGATTTCCAAATGAATAAAGTGGTTGGAATCGCCATTAATGGTGATTTATTGCGTAGTGTCGTTGAAATGGATGAAGATGCTAAAATAGAATTTAAACTTGATCTTATTAGACAGTTCCAAGACAGATTGAATAGGTTATTCTGATGAAGATGACCCAGTGCCCAGAATGTAAAGATGATGCATTCAATCTAGGGATGATAATTGACAGTGATACATTCAAACCTTTTAGATATATTATTTGTGAAGTTTGTGGATTGATCGAAATTGATATAGAATTAGCACAAGATATCAGTGCTACTAGTACTTGTATTTTTGGAAAATTTGTTAATATATATAATAAAATATCTTTAACAGATATAAGAAAGATCAGTAAGGGCCGGTAGCCCAATTGGCAGAGGCGCAGCACTCAAGATGCTGAATATTGAGGGTTCGAATCCCTCTCGGCCTATTTGCGGGCAAATACGAAAGTGGTGAAAATCCAGGTGAGTGTAATCCTCGCTGCCCGTGAGTTATGCGGATGTAGCTCAATGGGAGAGTGCCAGCTTGCCATGCTGGAGGTTGCGGGTTCGAGTCCCGCTATCCGCTTTGTGAGGAAAATAATAATAATTTGTAAGATTATGCTTTTTTGTTGTGCCCTCACAAACATATAATATGACTAGGATAGATGTTAATTCACATTTCTTGAATGAAGGCAAACAAGAATTTATCGCTAAGGTTTTCAAAGCTTGTAATGAATTATTCTCTGGTGGGAATATGATTATAAGTATTAGTAAGAAAACATCGTTCTCCGATATTAGTATTGCTCTTTCTCAAATAGCAGAGATCATTAATATTGGTGCATTAATGGTTAAGGATAAAGAAGAAAAAGAGAAAGAGCAGCGTGATGGTTATGATGGTTGGTTAGATCCTAAGAATGAAGAATAAATGTCATATAATTTAGTGATATGACAGATTTCGCCATAATAAATCGTAGAAATTAATAGAGCATAATTGGGCATGTAGTTTAATGGGAAAATACCTGGCTGTCTACCAGGAGACGGGAGTTCGATTCTCCTGCCCGTTGTTGTATTTCATGCTATATAGGTGTATTATGGTAACAAAAAAAGATGACCCTCATATTATTCTGCAAAAATCGTATGAAGAGATTCAGAAAGATTTATGGGGTAAAGATGAGGTAGTCGAGAAAACCAGAATAACAGATTCTGGTTCAAAAGAAACGTTTGAATCTGGTGCTCAGCGCGATATACAAGAGGATAAAGGTTTCTTCCACCTTTTATCACCATATGTTTTGAGGCGCTTAGCAGTTCACATGGAACGTGGCGCTAGAAAATATGGTGTTCGAAATTGGGAAAAGGGAATGCCTCTTTCTGTATTCTTCAATTCGGCTACTAGGCATAGTCTTGATTGGTTAATGGGAAAGGATGAGGAAGATCATCTTGCTGCTTGGTTATGGAATATACATTGTTTGCTTCATACTGAAGAGATGATTAAGCAGGGTAAATTATCTAAAGAATTAGATGATATCTAACCGTCGTTAGTAGTCTATGGATGGCATCCTGGCTGTAAACCAGGACTCTTAAGGAGCGGCTGGGTTCGATTCCCAGGCGGCGGATGTGAATCTAACGATTATTTTTGATAATTTTAATGGCCCGTTGTGTAATGGTAGCACAAAGGACTTTGAATCCTTTAGTCCAGGTTCAAATCCTGGCGGGCCAGATGGGTCGATAGTCCAATTGGCAGAGGCGCTTGGTCGAGGACCAAGAGGTTTCGGGTTCGAATCCCGTTCGGCCCAGTATTTAATATGATTGAATGTCCATTTTGTTGCGGTGAAGGATATGATTTTGAATTAACAATTTTTTCAGATTATCCTGCGCTTATGATTTGTGAATTTTGTGATGGTCATGGTACGGTAAAGCCGACAATTATATGTCGTTATTGTGGATATCATATATCTGGGCCTTGGATTAATTTGGAATTAGATATTGATGATTTGATAGATTATGGTATATGTAATAGGTGCCCGGAACAAGAACTTCGATTTGATAGTAATGCTACAAATTCTAATAATACTATATCGTTTATATAGAATTAGTTATTTAGCGGATCATTCTGATTATGATTCTTCCTAGCCCTCGTGGCTGAATAGATTAGGCAGCAGTCTTCTAAACTGTTTTATGCGGGTGCGAATCCTGCCGGGGGTATTTTATTTGTATGAAAGTAATATTTTTGGATTTTGATGGCCCTATGGTACCATTTAGAGCGTCTGTTTTAGGCTGGATTGATAATCGAACGGAGAGATTTGATCCTGTAGCTGTTGAAACTGTCAAGCGGTTAGCTGATGAATCTGGAGCTAGCATAATCATTTCAAGCTCTTGGCGCACTTGTGGCTATGATAGGATGGTGAAAATTCTTGAATTAAATAATATAAAAAAAGAATATTTACATGAAGATTGGGCTACAAAAGATCTTGTTAAGCATTCTATGGTTGATAGACCGATAGAAATTAATGAATGGCTTAGTAGGCATCCTGAGGTTGATGATTATATAATTATTGATGATGCTAAGATGAAAATAAATAATTTAATACATGTATCATCGTTTGATGGAATAACATATAAAAATCAACTTGAAATGTTCAAACATTTCAATGTTTCAATATTTTAATATAAATGCGGGGTCCATAGCTAAATTGGTATAGCACCTGGCTCTTAATTAGGGGGTTGAGGGTTCAAATCCCTCTGGACTCATATGAAATATTCAATAAAAGCTGAATACATTTGGATTGATGGATCAAAGCCAACTAAGAAATTGCGGTCTAAAACTAAAATTATCCATTCTTGTTATCATAAGAATGATGTATGGTGCGATATTGGAAGTTCTTTATTAGTTAATGATATGTTCATTTATGAATATATCAAATTATGGGCTTTTGATGCTTCTAGCACTTACCAAGCACCATTTCCTCCTGTATCATCTAGGTTGTCAGATCGTATTCTTAATCCAGTAAGAGTTATATTTGATCCTTTATGTGAGGATGGTATATTGGTTTTATGTGAGGTGCTTGATATAGATGGTCGTCCGCATGAAACAAATACCAGATCCGTTGTTGCACAATTAGAAAAAGATTATGGTGTTCATAGATGTCTATTTGGTATTGAGCAGGAATATACTTTGTTTGAAGGTAGTAGGCCATTAGGATGGCCTGATAAAGGATTTCCACCACCACAGGGGCCGTTTTATTGCGGCGTTGGTGCTGATGAGGTTTTTGGTCGTCCACTCATCAAGAGACATCTAGATTCTTGTATCAAGGCTGGTTTAAATATTTCCGGTGCTAATGCTGAGGTTATGCCTGGCCAATGGGAATTCCAAATTGGACCTTCTAGTGCTATAAATGTTTCTGATGAAATATGGCTGGCTAGATATATTTTATATCGTCTTGGTGAATGTCGCGGCATTACTATTAGGTTAGATCCGAAACCAGTGGTTGGTGAATGGAATGGTGCTGGTGCCCATATTAATTTTTCTACGAGCGATATGAGGGATGATGGTGGTTTGGAAGATTGTCATAAAGCTTGTAGAAGATTGGGGCATGCGGCTACAGGTATTCCAGTCGCCGATATCTTAATGGATAATAGTCCTAATGAAGAACATATTTATGATGCTCCAAATTTCCCAAAGCAATATGGTTATGGATATGAGCGTAGGTTAATTGGGGCTTGTGAGACATGTTCTTATAATCAATTTAAATATGGCATTGGCGACCGCACTGCTTCTGTTAGGATACCATTGTATGTTGAGCAAAATGGTAAAGGATATATTGAGGATCGCCGGCCTTGTGCTAATATAGATCCTTATGAGGCTGTTGCTTATTTGATCAAGACAATTTGTACAAAATAATTCATTGTATTTCATTTTAAGTACCTGATCTAGTAGTTAGGATGTTAGGATGTGTGGGTGTATCGTCTAATGGATAAGACACTGGTCTACGGAACCAGCAATGCAAGTTCGAATCTTGCTACGCCTATTTCCTAGGAAAGTGTAATTGGAAGCACGCAACGCTGTGGACGTTGAAGGTTGGGTTCGAATCCCGGTCCTAGGATAATATTTAATTTAAACTAATTTGAATGAGAAAGGAAAGTAAAGGGAGTGATATTTTTTACTAGTGATACTCATTTTGGACATTACAATATCATAAAGTATTGTAAACGCCCTTGGCATTCTGTTGCTGAGATGGATGAGGCATTAATTAATAATTGGAATAATACAGTTAAGCTCAAAGACGAGGTTTGGCATCTTGGTGATTTTCGGATGGGTCGTGGTGATCCTAGAGATTATTTAAGTAGATTGAATGGAAGAATTCATCTGATTTGTGGTAATCACGATAGGTGTGTGAATAATTCTCTTGGTGGATTCTATAGTATTCAAAATTATAAAGAATTAAAATTGTTCAAGAAAAAGATTATATTGATGCATTATCCGATGAGGACTTGGAATAAATCGCATCGAGGATCGTGGCATTTATTTGGCCATGTACATGGGACTATGACTAAGCAATATGGTCGCAAAGCTTTAGATGATTGTCTTGCTATGGATGTTGGTGTTGATTGTCATAATTATAAGCCAATATCTATACATAAAGTTGTGGAGATAATGCGAAGCCACACTGATTATCTTAAAGAAAAATTTAGATCTGAATTGGATTCTGGAAAATTATCTAATAAAGAAAGACAATTCAGGGAACGGATGTTGGGAGAGCTATAATGCCAGACAGCGAATCTAATAAATTGTTTTATGAAAATCAGGTATTGAGGCGTGATCTCAATATTATGATACAACGCTACAAGAGATTAGAAAAAGATCATAAGAGATTAGAAAAAGATCATAAGAAGCTAAAAAGCGACTATGATCAATTAAAGAAGACTATTAGAAAGTTAGTGAGATAATTATGTTCAAATTCTGGAGACGCAATAAGGCAGATAGGACTCCAGCTAAATTCGATTTGGCGGAGATCAAGAAAACTGTTAGAGATACTAAAAGCGTAGTATTGTCGGAAAGACATAAAACCAATATCGTAGATCAATTAACTAGCAATACTATTGATGATGTTGGAGTAATTGATCATAATCAATATCAAGATGGATCTGGTTGGGTATGTTTTAATAGGGGCATTCCGGCCAGCAATATTATTAATACTGATCCTATAACTAAGAATGCTGTTTGTGTATCCAAAAATAATTTATTTGATCGCACGATCAATTATTATAGTAAGGATGGGCGATTATATACTTAGGGACCGTAGCTCAGTTTGGGTAGAGTACTGCTCTGATAAAGCAGAGGCCATCAGTTCAAATCTGATCGGTCCCATATAGATCCTGCAAAATATTCATAACCAGTGGAGAAGCTCATTATGAAGGAATTTGAAAAATTCACATTCCCTATTATTAGAAAATCAGCACAAAAATTAATGAAATCAGCGCAAAAAATAATGCCTGAGCAATTAATTGGTTCTCAAGAGGACACTGCACAGATGTTTGCTGATGTATTTAGGCATTTAACAGAGGTTCACCAGGCTTGGATCGATGCTGGTAAGCCTAAATGTTCTAAAAAGGATTGTTGGTGTCAAGATGTTGAAAATTAGGATGGTAAATCGGGCAAGCGTACCGGACCGGTCTTGAAAACCGTGGGAGTCCTGCGATGAGCGGGACTTGGGGTGCAAATCCTCTGCTATCCGTCAATCGTATCGAGATAAAAATAAGTTATGAATCCTAAAGATATAGCCAAATGGCTCACAGAAGATCCAGATATTTTCAATGAATCTGATGATGATGATGTTGATGAAGTGGATGTTGATGAGAAATTCGAAATAATTGGACATACTCATGAGCAACAGAAAGAACCAAGGGATCCTGGTAAAGAGACCCACAAAGTTAAAACTGCTGAAGGTCCAGAAGGCGAAATCGGATCGAAGAAGTCTCCATATTTAGAAGCCATATCTGAAATTGCTGATTTTATGGAAATATAATATTGGATAACGAGTTGAGAAAGGGTCTCAACGCGGCTTGCTAAGCCGATGGTCCTTAAGGGGATGTAGTTCGAATCTGCCGTTATCCATCATGAACTGGAGATCTAAGATGACCTGATAAATACTCTTTATTGAAAGAGAGTATTTATATGATTCGTATATTTAGATGCCCGATTTGTAATACAAATTGTAAGGGGCTTAAACGTCTTAGATCTATTATTGGCCCGATTGATCCTAATAAATATTGGGCTAGGAAATCGAGACCAAAATGTTCTGGGTGTCATAAAAAGATTAGAAGTAAAAACCATCATTGTTAGATTATTATATTAGTATATGAAAAAATATGTCTAATATAATAATCACGGCCGATATCCATTTCGGGTTAGCTAAAAAACTTGATGATATTTTGTGGTCAGTTAGGCATATTAGAGAATATGCGAAAATTAACGATGTTGAAATAGTTTGTGTTCTTGGTGATCTATTTCATGATAGAGAAAATATTAATATCGAAGTCCTTAATGCGGTATATCTCTTTTTGGCAGAGACGAAGAATGTTTATGGTCAACAATGGGTTTTGTTTCCTGGTAATCATGATTTATATATGAGAAATACTTGGGATATCAATTCTTTACATTTTCTTAATGATGTTGCGACTATTGTTGAGGAAGTAAAGCTCATTAATATTCTGAATTCCAGATTTTGGATTGTGCCATTTATCCATTTTGAATCTGTATATATGAAAATTGTTGAAGCTGTTGAGGAATTATATGAAGATAAAGATGTGCTGCTAACACATATCGGTGTGCATAATGCTACTCTAAATGAATGCTATATGTTGAAGAATTGGAGTACAGTAAATTTTGATAATTCAAAATTCGATATAGTATTTGCTGGACATTTCCATTGCAAACAAAAAGTCGGAGATAATGTTTGGTATCCTGGCAGTCCAATACCATTCAGGTTTGATGAAGGTATGGTATCGCATGGATTTATCGAATATGATCTTGATTCCCGCAAGATAAAATTTATTGACTTATTTGAATTGGACTTGATTGAAGGTCCTAAGCCGCCAGGTTATATAACATTAACTGATGATATGTTGGATTGTGATATAGAGCTTGATGGAGACAATGTTAGGATACAATTAAATCGTGAATATAGCAAAGATGAATTGTTTAGAATAAGAGAATCTTTCTCGAAGCGTGGAGTATCTAGTATAAAATTTATGAAGATGAAAGAAGAAAAAATCGATCTTGATGATCGGCAATCCAAATCAGATTTGTCGCTCAATTCGCCATTAGATCTATTCGATAAATGGCTAAAACATGATCAACCTAAGAAATTAAATATTGAGTTTCTTCAAAAACTCAACGAAGAGGTGGTCAATGGAAATTCACGGTAAAGTGTGGGGCAAAACTAGTCCTGTATTCTTTAAGAACAATGTTGAAATTCATAGAATAGAAGGCCGTAGGGGTGGGTATTGTTCGAAGCATTTCCATCAATCTAAATTTAATATGTTTCTGGTCGAAAAAGGCAAGCTTAAGATTATAGTTACTAAAGATTATGGCTCAGGGATATTAGATGATATAACGATCGTTGGTCCTGGAGAACAGACTATAGTCCCTCCTGGCCAATGGCATAAATTCGAGGTGCTTGAAGATTGTATTGCATTTGAGATTTATTGGGTAGAATTAGATCTTGGAGACATTGAAAGAGAAACTGTTGGTGGGATATCTCGGTTAAAAGATAGTATATTATGAAGCCTTGACAGCCAATCCTTGAGCTGGGATGATATAGCTCATTATTGTATAATTAGACGCGATCTCCCATTAGGAACCATCTCGGCACAACTCGTTCATGCGGCCGGTGAAAGCAGCCCTGGTAATCTTCCTAGTGGCACTATAGCTATAGTTCTAGCTGCCAAAAATGAGCAACATTTATTAGATATTGAACAACGCCTTATCAAAAAAGGCATTCCCCATAAATCAATTAGAGAACCAGATCCACCATGGCACAATAGTATTATGGCTATTGGTGTATATCCAGATTCTAAGAAAAAGCTTCGGAAGCATTTTTCTAATTTACCATTATTAAGATAGGAGCTATTATGAAGGAGAACAATATTAACGTGACGTTGCTGAAAAATGAAATTAAAAAATTATCTGAGGAGATAAAGGAGTCCAAGAGAAAGATGCGGGATCCTACCTTAAACAAATCTGTCGAGCATCTATGGGATGATTATAAATATGACCATAAAACGCATATTTGGAGATCGGATGATCCGCAAAAAGACAAATTACGCAACGAATATTGGGAAGCTTGTCTAGATTGTGAAGAGATAGCTAAGCGCATTACTAAATTGTGTACTTTACGAGCATTGTTGCGCGGCAAGATTCATTTATCGCCAAACACAACTAATATTGATTTGGATAAAGAATCATTATGGTTGTGGGTTATTGCAGAAGCAAAGGAATTTGCTATCCAAACTTAACAAAAAATAAATAATAAAATGACAATTAATATCGGCCATATTGAATTACCCGTAGGCATATGTGTCCCGTGGATGTCTCCCGAAGCCGGATCGCCCCAGCCAAGCACCCCATCCGGATGGGAATATGCTGATGGCGGAGCAGTCTTTACACCAGAATCACCATTGTTTGGGCGAAACAAACCAGCACTGATGAAGACTGTGGAAGAAATTGCTACACCTGTGAAATTCATACGTGGCGCAGATACTAGTAATCTTAGTTCTCCATATGGCGGTAATAATCCTCTTATTTCTGGTGGTTCTGATTCTCATGATCATTCCATGCAGAGTCATACGCACTCGATGGATAGTCATACGCACTCGATGCAGAATCACTCACACTCGATGCAGAGTCATACGCACTCGATGCAGAGTCATACGCACTCGATGGATAGTCATACGCACTCGATGCAGAGTCATACACATCCTATTGATACTGGTGGAGCGCATACCCACGGTTTACACATCGGTGGTGCTACAGTACAGAACGGTGCTGGATCTAATATTACAGATATTTCTGGTGGAGATCATACACATGGTGGTGGCAATACTGGTGTAACATCTGCTGCAAGTACTGATGTGCCGTCTACTGCAAATACTACTGGGCCGTCTGCTGCAGATACAGATGCATCATCACATGGTTCTACTGGTATAGCATCTACTGTAAATACTGATGTGCCGTCTACTGCAAATACTACTGGGCCGTCTGATGCAAATACTGGATCTGGCGCTGCTACCCCGGCATTTGTTGAAATCGCTTGGATAATTAAAGTATTATAATTTGTTTAGTATATAAACTATATGCGCCCGTAGCTTAATTTGGCTAGAGCACTGGGAGTAAGGATCCTGGAGGTTGCGGGTTCAAATCCTGTCGGGCGCGATGGTGATTTATGAACGACTGTTATATGTGTAATCCAGAAGATATATGTATGAAGTGCGGATTTCCGCGTGCAATGACTGGCGATTGTGATCATGTCGAGGATGAACCCAATATTGATAACTCTGTGCTTATTGAGGCTCGTAATATTGTTCGTGGGCGCGATAAGGGTTATGGTAATCCTGTTGACTCGGCTGTTCGCATTGCTAATGCTTTTACAGAACTGACGGGGCGACAGCTATATCCAAGGGATATTCCATTGATTCAAATGTTATTCAAATTGACTAGATCTGAGCATAAATATAATCGTGATAATCAAATTGATCTTGCTGGATATGTTGATATTCGTGAGCGTTGCTTGAAATATGAAATAGATCATAATGATTTTGGGTCATCTGGAAGAATATTGGATTATTAGGAGTCTTATCTAAATAGACCGTTACTGGTCATTGGTGTATTATTCCTCTTGAGGAGATTTAACTAGACGATATACTTGGTAAGAATATGTGGCGGTTAGTACTGGGATTTCTGTATTCTCATAATCAAGTGTTATACCATCAACGCCATCGTTTTTAAGTGCCAATTCATCGAATACGATGTCTATTTGGGGTTGGCCTGTGTTATTTGCGAATGTTAATAATAAATGATCTATTTTAGGATTGTCTATAAGGAATTCGAAGAATTCCTTAGTTGCATAATAATTTATTTCTAAATGAGCATTTGTTATCTTTATTCCTTTGATAGCTGATAGCGCTTTATCAGCTTTTTGTAATCCCATGCTCAAGCGGAATCTGAAGCTTCGTAAATAAGTATATTCAATGTCTGGCGAATTCATATTTTCTCCTATTTTATTTAATTATGAATCAGTATTTTATTAGTGATGTCTATACCACTTAAAATAAATTCTATAGAGATTCGCAATTTTTTGTCGTTCGGAGATTATAATACCAAATTAAGTATTGCTGCGCGTGGTCCTGTATTGATATCTGGATTGAATGGTGCTGGCAAGAGTAGCCTACTGGCAGCTTTTATATGGTGTTTATTTGGGCGAACCATCTCAACACCAATGCCTGGCAACAAAATTGTCAATTGGTTTAGTGGAAGCAATTGTTATATTAAGATAACGACATCGGATGGCTGGGAGATTATCCGTACTAGGAACACCGATGGTCATTCGGAATTGTTGTTACAAAAGGGCGATGAAGATAATACTAAATCGACTAATACTGTAACTCAACGAGATTTACTTGACAAATTTGGATTGGATTATGACATTTTCATCTCTAGTGTCTTTTGTGGACAGATGGGAAAATCATTTCTTGAGATGGCGCCTACTAAAAGAAAGGATGCTATTGAACGACTACTCGGGCTCGATAAAATAAATGATTATGCTGTTAAGGCTAAAGAGAAATATCAAGAGGTTGAATTAGAACAGAAGGGCCTACGAGTGGCTGTAGAATCGCTTCAGACAGATTTGGAACGCCAAGAAAAGCTTCAGGGACAGGTTGGTGAAAAGAGGCGGCTGTTTGAGTGCGATAGAAAATCCAAAATAACTAATATCAATATTGAGATTGTTGAATTGGAAGCTGCAATGCCCAAGGAGATTCCTGATCTTGCAGAATTAAAAAAACAACGATCTACGCGCCGTAAGATAATTTCTATGCTTGATAATTATAGAGCCAAGATAGAATCAAATGAGTCTAGAATGAAATGGCTACAATCTAATATTTCCGATCTTGAAGATAGGACGATAAATCCAGGATTTATTGATGAACCAAATATTAAAGAATTAATCAATCTACATTCGAAAGCTGATGATGCTGAACGTGAGCGATCGTCTATTGATACCAAAATTAGTAATTATAGAACCGAATTGAAATTATTTATATCTAATTTTAGGAAATTGAATTTGAGGGTTGAATCCTGGGAAAAGAAGCGTGGCACTACATGTCCTGCCTGTGAACAAGAAGTTAAACAACATCATGTTGATACAACATTGTCGCCAATTAATGATGAATTATGTAATATTAGATCCAAGATTAAGGAATTAGAACAAGAGATTGAGGATTTGGGAGAAATCATAATTATTATTGATAGGCCAAAGATGTCCGTTGATAAGGCCGAATCGATTATTGATTTCAATGTTAGATTATCCAATGAAGTCGATGAAGCTAAAATCAAAATTGCTAATTACAATCTCGAAATAAACGGGCTAGAAGAATCTATCATTAGATTATTGGGGACTGTGGCCAAAGCGGATGAGATGTTGCCAAATCTAGCTGATGACAACAAATTAGATGAAGTCAAGAAATTAATTGATATCAAGTCTGAATTAATAAAATTGATAAGCAGTAATAAAGCTAAAATTACTGAGATTACGAATGAACCTAATCCATATGACGATATAATCAAGAGCATTAAATTATATATTAAAGATTTATATGACAAAATAAGAGATAAAGAGGATCAGATAAAACAATTAGACATTTTGTTCTCACATTATAAATATATTTATAGATCCTATTCTGATAGGCGAAAAATTAAGAGCTGGTTACTTTCTGAGCTAATACCATTTCTCAATAATCGTATTGATTATTATCTTGGTGCATTTGATATAGATTTATCTATATCATTCGCATCTACGCTATCGGATAGTACGGATAAATGGGGTTATGAGTTTTGTTCTGGCGGTGAGCGTAAGAGGATAGATTTGTCGATAATGTTTGCATTATATGATTTGTATATGTCGCTTTATGGACAACAATGTAATATTATGATATTAGACGAAGTTGATAGTAGACTGGATCAAAAAGGAGTACAAGCTTTCGCTAATATGATACTTGATGATTTTGGAGAAACAAACCCATTAAGACCCGAGACCATATTTATTATATCGCATAAGACTGAACTTAAGGATTTATTTCCATCTCAAATTGTTATGAAAAAAGACGATTCTTTCTCGTACATTGTTGAATAACAAACATAATGTATGCCTAGATCACTTAATCCAAATTTTTGCTGGTTGGCGGCTACATTCCTTGGATATTGTCCGCTGCATGGTCTATATAATATCAATTTATTGGGCTATGGCATAAATAATAAGGTTTTATAATATGAATCTAATGTTAGCTAGAAAAATTAAGCGGAAATTACAGAGAGAACTTATTAAACGTGAATTAAATCAATTCTTCGCTATTAAGGGTTATGCTGATAATATGCGATCCCCGTTATATCCACCGTTGTCTGCTGATTTGCCGATTGCGTGTCCTAATTTATTCAATCGTTGCGAAATAATTCCACATTCTGAATCGGTGGATATAGCTACTGGTGTTCATAAGATTGGTTGGAATTTGTTTGTATTAGGTACTAATCGACTGAACCTTGGATATACTAGTCATACTAGTGCAACTGATGTATTGCGAGCTACTCGTGGCGAGGCAGATTCGCATTTGCCGGCAGATATGATGACAACACCTGATCGTGTTATCGATTTCATATTGAAAATCTTGGATAACAGTAAGTCTGGTTATATAGAACTGCCACAAAATTTCCAATTACCTATGGGCGCTTTAACTCAATTACCAATTATAGGAAATAATGCTAGAAGTCCAAGATTGGGGCCTACGGCTGCTGGGGCATTCTATTCTGGGCCTAGGTAGATTATCCTGTGCCAAGCATCGACTAATGTCTTACTCTTAGTTATTTGATATCAAGAGCAATAGCTTGCTTCTGGATCATATTGATGCATTTAGACACTTCATCTTTGGAAATTCCAAGCCATTGCGCCATATGGAGTTCCTTTGGACGGACTTCCTTCTTTCTGCGCGGGTAGAATTGATCAAGAAATTCTTTCGGCGGATTGATTAGAAGCTCAAAAACTTCCTTGCTCTGATCGGTTAATCTGTTGTTGATAGCTCTTATAGCATCTTCTACTAGCACATTATCCATATCGACTCCCATCCTATTAATCGCCTGATATTCACAATGTTGTTGGAAACTGTTCTTGGTGTCCTCATCGAAGCCACTCATCGAATTGAATTTAGCACGTTCCTTGTCTGTGATAGTCTTCGAGATCAAGGTTGGATCATTAGAATTAATGATAACTCTATCTTCTTGAATTTTAATCTCGACATTGAACCTGATAAATTCATCTTTTAATATACAGATCTTCTTAAGAGTTTTAACAGGAATAAGATTTGTGTCACAGTAGATTGTGGAATCTTCGTCAATAGTATAGCTAATTTTTTTGGGTGCATTACTGTTTAGGAAGAATTCGACCATTTCCAATGCTACTTGGTCAGCGGGACCAGTAACAATCTTATCGACTTGGCGCATTTGGATTTTGTTCTCATTTATAATCTGACGCATATACATATAAAGATATGTTTTAAAATACTTCTTTCTGATTATCTGGTCGGTTAAAATTTTGTGTTTACGTTCTTTCCAGATTGCATATTTCTCAGATGTCTCATTTTTTGGAGAATGATATAGAACATCGACTGCTCCTCGCCACAATGTGATCATAACTTCGGCTAGAGCATAATCTCGATCCATATATTCATTACTGATGGTGCGCCTTAGGATGGAACAGAATTCTGTTTTGGCACTATCAAGATCAGGGTCGTTCCAAACCAGAAACATCAAATTTTCGACGTTTTCTTTTTGTTCTGGTGCCAGGTTTTTTGCTGTTACTTTTACTAAACTTCCACGAATAAATAATTTTGCTAGTTGTCCCATTTTTGCTCCTTTTGCTGTTTGTTTCTTTTGCTGTTTGTTTCTTTTGCCGTTTGTTTCTTTGCCGTTTGTTTCTTTTGCTTAATTATGTAGTAGTAAAATATACATGTATTTTATCTTTTATAGATTTTATTGGAGTATATCTATGAGAAGAAAGGCTAAGAAAAATTATGTTGAGAGTTCCGACATCGAAAATTGTTGGGCTCATTGGCTGCAATATGATGATGAGGAATCTTGGCATCGGCTTTCTAATTTTGTCTACAGAATATGTCAAGGCGTGGCTGTTAAGTTCAATCCAAAGAGCGACGAGGAACATGCTGAATTGACGCATGAAACTTTCACTCTCACGATTGAAAAGATTAAGAATAAGAAATTGATATTCACCCCAGGGCGCGCTCCAGTTTTCAATCTGTTGACTACTACAATACACCGACATTTATATTCCTTGATGAACAAGCGTACTCGTAGGAGGCGTCTGTTGTTCTCTAATTATGCTCTTAAGCCTAGATTGGTTAAAGCTTCTAGTATAGATGGTAGCGTTATAAGACATCCAGATAACATCCGGTTGATGGCTAAACTTCATAACGATGCTACTCAATTAGAACATAAGGCTGGGTCTTAGTCAATTCTTAAACTCGCTAATCTAATAAAATACGTCGAAATACCCAAACGTAACTTATGGCTCAACGATATAGATTAACTGCTAAACCTGGCATTGTTAGAGCGGGGCGATTTGTTAACACTAGAACAAAGCCTATAATTGTATTAAACAAGCCGAATACATCAAGAGCGACACAACCTAGTACGCTGAGGCTTCAACAGCCGCAGAAGGTAATGATCCAAAGACCGCCGAACATCAAAGCACCACGCAATAATGTAGTAAAACCACGAGTTGTTGTTAATAAATCCAAAGTTTCGAGATTGCGATCACAGAAGGAATTACATCAAACTCAATATAATGCCGCTATTGAGAGATTAAGGGATTGTGGCAAAGGCAGAATATTAATAATGGTAGCATGTGGCCCCTCAATATTAGAGACTGATATAGTGAAATTAAAAGGACACCCATTAATCGATATTATGTCAATAAACAAACCAGATCCGAGAGTGCATCCTACAAAATATTGGGTATTTTGTGATAATTCTCAATATCTAAGAAATCGTGAGGTTTTTGATGCATTCCCAAATACTTTGATTAACGCATGGTCAGTTAGAGCTAGACATAAGAATCAAATAATGGTCCGTAATAGATCTGGTAAAGGGTTCTCGAAGAATTTATTAACTGGATATTATATCGGCAGATCAACTACGTTCGCAAACATGCAGACTGCATTATGGATGAATTATGATAAGATATTCATATTTGGATGTGATATGTCTGCCGGTAAAGATGGCAAAGTTCATTTTTATGGCCGCAATCCAGATGTTGAGCCCGGCATCAGAGTAAAGAGGTTTGAAAAAGAAGCTGAATATTACATGGCTGGCGCCAAACAATTAACTCCACAAGAAAGACAGAAATTCGTATTCTGTTCCTCCTACAATAAATGGCCCTTTATAGAGTATTTCTCTAAGTTAGATCATATTGAAGCGCCAGATAAAATTCTTGAGATAGCAAATAATAAAACAAACTGATATGCGTATCTCATATATCAGGTGAGATATGAATAAATTAAAAGGATCTTCTGTTTATTTGACGGGATCGATTGATCACAGCGAAGATCCGCGCAAATGGCGACGTGACATTGCCAATAATTTACTGCTGCCACTCGACATTAAGGTTTATGACCCGTTAATTAAGCCGGGTTGGTTAGGGGATCTTGGTGGGTGTCATCCTAGCACTTATAACGATGCGATTACTAGTGCAGTTAAGGATGGATATGCAGATTCTGTTGAGTCGCATATATTTAATGATGGGATTAAAAAAGTGCGTGATATCGATCTGAGATTTGCGCATGATTGTAATTTCATGATATGCCATTTGCCTAAGAAACCAACATTTGGTACTCTTGAGGAACTAAAGGTAGCGACTGATGCTGGCAAACCAATATTGTTTCATATGCCGGATGGCGTGGTTAGTACTTGGATTCCAGCGCAAGTTGCATCTACGTTAGACGAATATGTGTCTCATTGTCATTTTGGTACTTGGGATGAGCTATACGACTACGTTATTGCTGTTGATTCTGGCAAATTGGATGTAGATAAATTTAAATGGATTTTCATTTCGTATTATGAAGATCCTGATGTCATTTCAGAACTAGGAATATAGATGAATCCACAATTAGCCGGTCGTTTAGAACTCAACATTTTCAATCCAAATACTAATCCGCAATATGTATCGGATCTGGTAATAAAGAATCGAATACAGACAATTGTGACTAAATCTGAATACGTTGCAGAACTCATAACACATCGATCTGCACGCAATGGTCAATATCGCATAATATGCACTATTGATTTTCCTGATGGTAGGAATTTTGCGATGGATAAATTGAAGAGATCTCATCCAGATTTTATTGCTGCTGATGGTTTTGAGATTTTATTGAGCCCTGATAAAACAGAAATAGAAGCCAGAAACGAGATGAAAGCTATATTCGAATTCATTAAGATGCAGAATAGATTAGCTGAAATCAGGTGGTGTCTTGGATCATATTATAGAGATGGTGATGACGCCGAACGCATCCTTAAGAATATGAAAATGTACCCACCGTCATTTGTGAGGACCGATCCTCACTTAAAGATTCCAAATATTGGGATAGATGAACATATTGAAGCTATAAAGCGCATTCAATCTTTTATTCCATACCCCGTTAAAGTGAGCGGTAATGTTGATCTAGAATTGATTCATGCTTTAGATGAGTACAAGGTAGCAAGATTTGATATTTCTGTAGATCAGTTTAAGAAATCAGTGGTAGACTTAAAAGTCGAAGATGTTGTACCTGATCCTGTTAGCAAATTGGATGGTGTACGCAAGGCTCAGGTTAGAAATATGATAACCAACAGTGGTCTTCGGGTTCAGAGGAGAAAATTTCAGCGCGGTAGATTGAAATGAGACCTTCCTGGGATGTCTATTTCGTGAAAATGGCAAGACTTGTAGCGACTAGATCGAAAGATCAAAATACTCAAATAGGAGCTGTAATAGTAGGCCCTGATAACGAAGTAATATCTACAGGATATAATTCTTTCCCAAGAGGTATTAACGATGATATATCTGAGAGGCAAGAGAGACCAGAGAAATATTTTTGGATTGAGCATTCCGAAAGGAATGCAATATATAATGCTGCTAGACACGGGGTAAAGCTTAAAGGATGCAGAATTTTTATGAGTTGTTATATTCCATGTACCGACTGTGCTCGTGCTATTATTCAAGTTGGAATTAAAGAGGTTATACTTGGAAGTAGGAGCAGCAGTGGTAAGAAATGGGATGAAGAGGCTGAAAGATCTGAACGGATGTTCAAGGAAGCTGGGATTACAGTAAGATATAGTGATGATATGTAGTAAATGCAAAACTCCTCTTAATCTTAGTAATTCAGCACATTGGTCATCATTTAATAAGATGCCCGCTAAATGCTCTGGTTGTGGATTTATTGAATGGGTTGTGATTGAAAATGTTCAGATTATTCCGCCAAATTGGCCTGTATGCGGACAATTAGACGATATCCCATCAATAGATGAAGGCCAATGGATATATGTGATTAATGAAGAACATACTAAATATCTTGATCCTGGTATCATAGTCGATAAATCACATATCCATTATAGGGTTATATTCACTGATGGTAAGAGAATATGGATGCCAGAACATTGGGTAGAATTAATACCGGATGCTATGTTATAGTATATAAATATTATGATTATATTGGGAGTGGATGTAGAGACCACTGGTCTCGAAAAAGATGATCAGATTGTTGAAATGGGCGCTGTCCTATATGACACCGAATCCAAGGTGGTGCTTTCTTCTTTTGGTAAGATTTATAAAACGACAAAATGGGGGGCAGAGGCCGCTGAATGTCATAAAATCGATCGCAATTTAAGTTTAATGATGCCGGATATTGATGAGAACGGGATTGATCCGTGGGATGCTGTATCTGCTGATCTAGCGAAATATATTGTGGCTCATAATGCGACGTGCGATTATCAATTTATTACCAATAGATGGCCATCATTTAAACAAAAACCTTGGCTTTGTACTCAGAGAGACTTTATACACACTAACGTGTTGAAAAAAGTCTCATCTTATAGACTTGGTCATCTAGCTGTAGATTATGGTATTATCGTTCTTGATTGGCATCGTGCTTTGACAGATGCTATAATTTGTGCGCAGATTGCTGGATATCATGATTTGGATGAGGCGGCTGAACGCAAAATGACTCCGAAATTTCATTTGTTCGCAAATGGTGGTCGTATTAAGGAACAAAAAGAACTGTTGTGGCAGGCACCATCGGTAGTTGATGGTATTGGCGGAAAGTATATGTGGGATCCTAGTATTAAATCATGGCATAAATGCGGTTTAATATCGGAATATATTGAACTAGATGCCAAGTATATCAAGAAAGTAATGCGTGGGGCAAAACCTGAGTGGTCTTTTAGACTTGAGAAAATAGAATCACCTGGATATTAAAGGGTAATGTCCCATTTTTTCTTGCCAAAATCCCATATTTTATAAAAACCTTGATTCAATCGTAAATTCTCTTCTGTTGTATTACTTAATTTCTCTTTTTTAGTTTTTCTCATTTTGGATTTATGGAATCTTTGTCTCAAATTTGTATACCAATAATCTGATTTTATGTCACCAGAAAATTTAAATCCGATTATGGAATAGACATTCCCATTTGATATTCTATTATCGCTAAATGAAATAATACTACCAGATACTCCATATTCTGGTAATTTTGACATTAAATATGACCAAATACCATGTATCCTATAATTAGGATTTCTACACATTCTTACTATTTCATAATCATGATTGGACTGCCTGCTTGGGGTATGAATACTTATTGCGGCTACTAATTTTTCGTTGTAATATAAACCCAAATGAAGTTTTGCGGCTCTAGGTCCTAAGTAATGATATTGTTCATATAATGGTACTGTTTGTTTATAATTGATTTGTTGTAATGAGCATTTTTGTGGTCTTAAGATTTTTGGATTACTAGATTTCGTTTTTTCTGTTAAGAATGATTTTAACCAATCTTTTTTAATCCTCACTTCATCTTCATATATTACTAAATAATCAATAGTATGCGATAAATTTCTAAATTTTCTTATGTCTTTACTTTTATTATCTCTTATAGCATTGGAGTGATATCTTAAACCGTGCAAATCTATTCCCAAATTAAAATCTGGCAAAAAAATATCGATATCCCATCCATTTATAGATTTTTCATATTCTATAGTTATTTGGTTTGGAATATATGATGCTAATTTTATAGTTGGTTGGGTGATCTTAGAATTGATACAACCACATGACTTAATCTGTTTTAAGAAAATATCATAAAATCGTGGCGTAAAAATTTTGGAACAATATAAACATTTTGTTTTGGGTTTTAATTTATTAAATTCTAATGGTTCTAGAGAAGAACCTTCCATTATTTGTTTGAATTCTTTTAAATTTGTTGGATATGATAATATTTTGGTTTCTTCCCACCATTTGGCAGCTTTTAATGAACATTTTCCGCATGATTTAGTTCGACCAGAAGTGAGATGTTCCGCTCGTACGTGATGCATATTTCCACATGCACATTGACATTGTAGTTTTTTTTCTGATTTGATTGATAATTTATCAACAGTTTGAATTATTTTTAATCGTCCAAATTGCTGTAATTGCCACCAATCATTTAATTTAACATTAGGATTAATTGATGGCCGATTAATTATCTGTTGAGGTCCTTTGTACAGTAATGCATGTTCAATAAATTTTTCATTTTTGCCTATTAATAGGCATCCGCACGATTTTGTTAATCCATTCAATACTGATTTAAGAACAATTTTTTTCTTAGAACCACAGGAACATATAAAAATTGCTTTATAATTCTTGGATACTAGCTCGTCTTTATCTTCTTCAATTTGTAGATTCCCATATTGTTTTCCGTTTAATTCTGATAGATAAATATAATTGCATTTTCCGCATGATTTAGAATGCCCAGCTGCATAATTTCTCCATGGCATTTTTTTGATTGTTCTTATTCGACATTGGCATTTAAAAGTTATTTGTTTCCTTGAATGTTTTTTAGTTGGTAAATTTTCATCTATTGGTTTCCACATGGTATTTTACCTTTGCTGATAATGCCATATTTTTGTCAAATATAAATACGTTTAGAGGGATAGGGCGATGGAAACAGGAAAACTGAATATAGTAGTCGATGGTCAATGGGGCAGTTGTGGCAAGGGCTTAATAGCCGGATTTTTAGGTAATAGATGGGAGATTGGCATTGCTAGTACTAATAATTTGCCAAATGCTGGACATACAATAGTTGTTGGCGGCACTTCGTTTATTTCTAAGATATTGCCAGTAAACATGTTCTTAAACAAATTCGGACGAAATATCAAAGCATATATTGGGCCTGGGGCTGGGTTTAGAATTGGACAACTGTTGAAAGAAATGAATGAATGTGATATTGAACCATCTAAAGTCAGGATTCATCCTAGGACAATGGTTGTAACCGATGAACATGCTGCTATAGAAAGAGGGGAGAAGTCGGTTAAACAAAGTACTAAGCATATTGCCTCGACTATGCAGGGATCCGGTGCTGTTCAGGTAGAACGTTTGATGCGCGGACCAACTGTAAAGCTTGCCAGAGATATTCCAGAGATTTCTGAGATGATTGTAGATGATTGGTTTGAGGAAATTCACAGTCTGTTGGACAATAATCGGATGTGGTTGCACGAAGGAAGCCAGGGTTTTAGCCTTGGAATGCTTCATGGTAGCCATTATCCTTTTTGTTTGTCTTATCAATCTAAAGTGCTATTAGATGACAATACAACTATGGCAATAGGCAAAATAGTCAACAATAAACTGGATGTTAAAGTGAAATGTCTTGATAATGATGGCCATATTGTGTCTGGGAAGATTGTTAATTGGCATAAAAGTGATTTGTTAGACAGAAAATGGTACAATATTATCACAGAAACATCAGTGTATGCACCACATGATAAATCTTGGTATGGCCCCAAATTGACTGGTAATCACCAAGTTAAAACAACTAATGGTCTTAAAAGAGTTGATGAATTGGTATCAGGTGATGAAATTTATACTTTAGAACATAAAATTACAGGGGGAGCCCTGCAGGTTTTTCTTGGTTCTATGCTTGGTGATGGCACTGTTTGTAATGTGTTTAAATCACCTAAAAGAGCGCAGTTTTCTTTTTCGCATTGTGAAAAGCAGCAAAATTATTGTCGTGATAAAGCAGCTATAATGGAATCATATACTGCTGGTGGGATGCGAAATATTATTACTAGTAAAAGTTCATTTAAAGAAGGGAATAACCATATACGATATGAATCTGCTTATAGAAATAACATTAAAAAATTAGCTAAAAGGTATGGTTGTTTTGGAGTTAAGAGACCAAATATTAATGCAATAATTAAAGATATTGAATGGGCAGGAATTGCAATATGGTATCAAGATGATGGTCAATATAAATTGGCTTGTAATGGTCAAGAAATTTTTATGCATTCTCAAGGATTTACAAAAGAAGAAAATCAACAATTAGCGGATTGTTTGAATTCTAAATTTAACTTAAATTTTTCGGTAAACAAACGACCCAAACGATATAATAATGAGAAATTAGAAGGTCAATATGAATATTATTTAAGACTTTCAAGAACTTGTCATGACAAGTTCTTTGAAAATATCAAATTTTATATTTCGCCATGTATGAAATATAAGATGCCAGACAAATACGACATTTCGTGGTCTTTAGCTTCAGATAATTTGATATCTGATATAGAAACAATTGTCGATGTTGTTGAAGTTAAAAAGAAATTTAGACACAACAATGTTACATATAATATTGAAATTAAAGATTGCCATAATTATTTTGTTTCTAATCATGCTGGATATTTTAATGTTGAAAATTGCACTAGTCGTGAGTGTACAGTATCTCGTGAACTGATGGATATGGGATTAGCTCCGTCGGTGGTTGGTGATGTATATGTTGTTGTTAGGCCGTATCCTATTCGTGTCGGCAATGTGGTTGAGAATGGTAAAATTGTTGGATATTCTGGAGATGTTTATGATGATCAGGCCGAGATGTCATGGGCCGATATTAGAAAATTGTCTGGATATCCTTCTGATTACGATTTACAGGAGATTACTACTGTTACTAAGAGAGTTCGTAGAGTATTCACGTTTTCTATGGAACAGGTAAAGAGGGCTTGTAGAGTCAATGGGGCTACTAAGATTGCCTTGAATTTTGCGAATTATTTAGATTATGAATGTTTCCAGACTGGTGGGTATCTGTATAATCTAGACCTGCTTCCTAGGAAAGTTAGAGATTTCATTGTTGATCTAGAAACTGCGATTGGAATTCCTGTTGCGTTAGTGGGTACTGGACCTGGTATAGGACATGTTTGGTATAAAGATTGATGTCGCGATTCAGTATACATACTAATATTGCTCTTGATTATCCGGCATATAAAAGTGGTTATATTTATACTAGTGAAAATATTATAGAACTTTTTACTAGGCCATCGTTTAGGGAGAAAATAAGAAATCGTACGATCTGTGGATCATACAATATTGTGAAATTAAAGATCAGCAAGGAGGAAGTAAGTCATATTGTTATAGATGCTTTTGTTACCGGCGACAAAGAGGTAATGTTTAGTATCGAAACTCTTCAAAATGATCTTGGCGTAGAATTAGAATTGGATTTGATTGCTGGTAAGTCAGTTCTTGGTAAAGTGGTTACTCGTCTTTCTAATATGATTATTGACGGAAAAGTTAAAGTGTGTGATATAAGGTACGTACATATTGTTGGATTGGATGTTGATAATGAGTCCTCTGACATTGAAACGGATTAAAGAAGCCAAAGGAAATGTCCGCATCAGGCAGTCTGATAATTCATCTACTACTCCTTCTATTGTAGAATGGTATATTCAAGTTCTAGAAAATGACATATGGAATACAATTTTTACAAATAGAGACCGTGTTATTTGTGAACAAGCTGTGCAGAAAGCTATTAGACGAGTAATATTGGGTTGATGCAATTCATTCCTAGCGATTTATATCATAAAATTCACAAAATATTACCGATTGTTTGTGTAGATATTGTCGTTAGGCGTGGTGATACAATATTGTTGGTTAAGCGCGGTGTTGAGCCTGAGAAGGGTAGTTGGTGGTTTCCTGGTGGCAGATTATACAGAGGAGAATCATCTAGTTCAGCTGCTATTCGCGTTGTTAAATCTGAGACAGGTTTGTTTCTAACCGAGTTATGTTTGTTGGGGTTTGATGAAACAATATTTGAAGCTGATCCATTCGAGCACGGCTGTGGTACTCATACAATTAATATTATATATCGTGCTATCCCTGAAGGCGTTATTTCATTAGATTGTAATCATATTGAACACAGATGGGTTCAATATGAACGAATTTTAGTCAGTAATTATCATAAATATGTGAAAAAATTTGTGGTGTTGTCTGAATATCGATAGGAGAGATAATTTATATGGATAATGATTTATTTTGGTCAGTTAATATGCCTGCATATGCGCAATTTGATATGTCAGATGGTACTGAAGAGGAAAATCACAAGGAAGATAAGGAAGAACAATCAGAACATAGGTTTAAGAAGAAAAGTAGGAGAAAGCAAAGATATAATAATTCTATTAGAGCTAGATTAGCTAGAGGAAGAAGATGAATATTTCAGTAGCTGTTCGTCCAAGTATGCTAATGTTTGGCAAGGGATTTATGCATGGCATTAAGCCAAGTGGCGCTGTATTTCCTGTAAATATCTCGAATGGCATGCCTATTGTTAGGGTGCGTCGGCCTGTTATTGATATGATTCGTAGGAAACCAAGTAGAAAGCTAGTACTTGGGCAAAAATAGATTATTAAGACAGGAGTAGGAAATGGCTTCTCAACCAGCAAACACTGAAATTGCAGTCAAGCGTCGTGTAAGGTCTTACCGCCAGATGTTGCGTCACAACAATATTCATGGTATGGTCAATCGTCTGCGTCCACTAGTTATGAGTGTTCCGGCTGACGAGACTCTAGACACTGTTATTAGAATTACTGATGTGGATAGTGATATTGTAACTACTGCTATTATAGAAGGACGTGGGTCTGGTCTGCCAGTAGTTCGCGGCCTTAAGTCTGTACTATCATTAGAAGAAGCTATTGTTGCTATATCGCATCTGGCCTTCCCCATAGTTATTGGTCAAGATAAGTTCCTCAATAAACAGGATGGTTATGAGACTGAAGATCTGCACGCTGACCTTCGTGCTGCTCGCTCATAACGCTATCGGATAATATGATCATCTGGCCACGCACGTGTGCGTGGCCAGATTTGTGTGTGTCCATTTAACACAAGATAATCAATTCGGGCTAGAACAAAGAACAAAAATATAGTAATAGGTGAAATTATGTCTTCTGAACTTTCTACTAGTTCTTGGGTATCGGCTCCAACAGCAGCAAGACGAGAAAATTTTGTGCCATTTAGAGCTTGGATTAGAGTAGTTCCTAATCTCGGAACTGGTAAACGCCGTACTATGGTTCATAATCTACAAAAAGCAGTAAGATTGATACAGATGAGTGTACTCAATGCTATCGATGATGGGTTATTAACTCAAGAAATCAACATTTCAACTCCAATATTGTTTACTACACAATTTGGAGATTTCTCTGCTAGGGTTACTATTGTCGGATTCGTAAAAGTCAATAAGCCGGCAAGAGGGCCGACAACTGATATTGAGATAATACATAGTGGGACTGATCAGGGGGAACATACTGACATAAGAAATGTCAACAGAGGCGGAATGTTATCCGAAGGACAAGATCCACTTCCTATAGTAGAATCAGAAGTAGCGGAACTTAGGGATAATTTGGTAACAGCTTTAAGTGTTGTTACCGGCCATCCTGGCTTAATAAATTTCGTGCCTGAAGATGTAATCCATATAGAGTATAATGGCATTAAATTCGGCGTTAAGAAATGTGGTGGGAGGAGTTTCTCGTAGTGGCTATACTTGGTCCAGAACAATTACCTATAATTTTGAAAGTTGATTCAAATCCTCTTAAATTCCATGCTTTGAGCCAATTGGGTCACCCAGTAGTATTTATAGAGCTAATTGAAACGCAGATGGAGCAAGTATTACGATCTGCTGGCGATTTTATTTCTCATTATTTCCCATTGGAAGAACGTTTTGCTTTTTTTATGACCCAACCGCTTCAGTCGGAATATCCGATTCCAGAAGATGCTTATTGGATTAGGAGCTGTGTTTGGGATCCATCCACTACCAGAATAGATGATATTTTCGGCGCCGAGTCTTTCCTGTTCAATATTGGAAACATTTCTGGTATTCAGAACATCTTGACAGATTATCATTTGTTGCAATCTTATAGAAAATTCAGCCAGAGAATATTAGGTAATGAGGGCCATTGGGAATTTAAAGTTGAGCGCGGTGATCCTAATGGAAAATTTGGCGGCACAATTAAATTATTCCCGGTTCCTAAGGGGAGTTTTCCGGTAGTTGTTGAGTATCTTCCATCTGTCAATACGTTTAGATCGCCACAAGCTAGAGAAGCTACTTATCGAGCATTTCTTGCACAAATGAAGATTGCTCTTGGCTATGCTAGGAGAAAGCTTCAAGGCGTACCTGGTCCTGAAGGTGGTGCCATTACATTAGATGGTGGTGATTTGGTAACTGAGGGCAAGGATGAATATGAAAAGGTATTAGAATTTGCCATTAGTGTCGGCGAACCGCTTGGCATTTACGTCTACTAAATAAATATAATATATGATTGGTAACATATCGCGTGATTTTCATGCTCTCGATTTTGATGAATTTAGAGAATTATATCTTATTGATGAAGATATTACTCAATTAAAGCCTCATGGCAAGATAGCTAAAAGAAATTACGAAACTGATAGGGAGAATACAGAAGATCTAAATGGATGGGCAATTGAAATATTTCATGAATTCAGAAGATTCGTTTCTGATACGCTTAAACATAAACGCGGTCTTGGGCAAGATATAAATCTATATGATGAATTTAATGAAAAATCGGCCAAAACCAAGAGATTTGGTTTTGGCAAAATCAACATTGAAATTAAAATCCTTAAGATAGCACCGGGCGAATTGGGCGACAAGTATCCAATAGTTGATATTATAATCAGCCCTATGATGAAAATATGGATCAATGTTTATGATAACGATAATATGTTGATTATGATGTCGCCTCGTCTTATGAAGAAATTAGAACGGATAGATCCGCAGTTGCGCATAAGTAATAAAATGAGGCGCAACAAAGAAGCTACAACGAGATTAATCAAAGGCATCTTAGAGAGAATAATATGGCAATAAATATAGCAAATAAATTAGAAGTTTTGCTTGGCAATAAAATAGTAGTACCTGGGTGTGAGCCAACTAGCGCCTTTACTAGTCCAACGCTAGCCGAAAACAGAGAATGTGCAGTCACTGTTGTTGATCTGGCTGATGCTCTTGAAGCAGTTTCAGGATCAAGCGTCGTTTATATGCGGAACCCAAGGAGGAAATTTTTTGTATTGCCAAATGGCCCGGCACCAAGTCCGGATAATTGTACATCCTGTAGATATGTTGAGGATTGGTATGCCAAATTGCGTGCTATTGGACAGGATGTACAAGTTGATTCTATTCCAAGCGACAGACCATTGTCTATAGGAGAGATATGCGAAGCATTCCCACTGAGGGGAATCTTTTGAATAAGATTGAACTTAAAATAATAGAGGAATTGTCTAATGTGTTGGATAATTCCACGATAGATGAGGCGCGACAAGATTGGTTGACGACTCGCATAAAGATTGCTCATGTTGTAGCTATAGCATCTGATGAACCACCTCTAAGATCGAATTTTGTGTGGGGATTGGCCGGAAGTGGCCAGAAAAAATGGTGGACTGATCAAATCAAAAAGAAGATTCAGGGACATCTTATAGATGCCTTACGTACTAAACATGCATTATCAGTTCAGAATGCTGTGAAACATGCCCACAGTCAAGGCAATAGCGAATCAGAAATTGAAAATATTAGGAATAAAGCTGGTCTCACTAGATATTATTTGTTGAACAGATATAGAGACGAAATGCCGCGTAATATCACTGATAGATGGATGAAGGAATTCGATAACGCTGAAGAAGAGCCTTCTGAAAAATTAAGTGCGGATCAATGTACCACTGTTAAGGCCTTGAAAAATTTGCGTGATCATGTAACAAAAGCCCGTATAGATGCATTAAAGAATCATAATAAAACATGTAAATGCTTAATTGATACACCAAATGACATATTGAGAAATGTCATTAAGGACAAACTCTGGCAGAAAGATATCGATTCAACGTGCAAAGGAGCGAGATTCTTAAGAATTTATGAAAGGATGCAGATTATCGCCGATCATTACGATGAGAGATTATATGATGTTTACACTAAATTCTATTATTACTTGCCGCTGGCCGATATAGATTTTGATCAATTATTGAACAGTTCATTGGGCGGTACTGTCTTGGCCGATTTAAATGCGAAATATCCTAAACAAAATCTGGTACAGAAAGTCAATACTCTACCGAATCAAATTATTCGCTATATAGCAGATGAATTTTATGAAGCTCGTAAAAAAAATGACAACCTAAGTATTGACCGATTTGTTAGACGATTGAAAGAAGATTTCAAAAAATTCCGTGTTCATGGTAAACAATCTGAATATTTAGTTGGTTTAGAAGAATGGATTGAACATCTAGATATTAAACAATATGAATTGTATCAACAATATTATAATGTTATTGATAATTTTGATGATTATTATAGCAAATATGTCGCTGAAATAAAAATTGAATTTATTTGGAAAGCTGGCAGCGACCCATATAATACTCTACAAACTAATCCGATACTAGCAATACCAAGCGGTGCTGAACCAGACACAAGATTTCTGACTAATGTTCCAAGACAAGATAATGATGATCGACCTACAGTTGAGAAATTGTACGAGCAACAACCAGGAGGACCATATTGGTGGATTGTTATTAATGGTACCGATCAATCAGTATTGATGGGATGTGATGACGGATTATGTCCTGTTTGCGGTGCAAAAGCAGGTGGAAGTTCTAATGCATTATTAACCCCTGAAACAATGCGCATCACTATTAATGGTCAACAAGCAATTAAATTTCTCAATACCAACAAGATTTATCAATCTCCATTCCGATTTATAGAACCTAGGGGAAGCATCGATTATGAAGCTGAAGAAAATCAGGGTGAACCTGAATGTCGTGCATGTGAGGCTACTGGATCTAGTCAATTATGGCATTGGACTCAAGTTGCTCAAAATAAACTGACGCCATTTGAAGAAATATTTAGGATTATATGGGATTTTTTAATGCCTTATAATCCTGAACCTTACGATGGCTTTGTTAGGAGAGATACCAAAAAAGGTGCTGGTGAATTGTTAATAAATGATGGATACCCTATACCATTGCCTAGGCGGCCATATATATTTGGCCAACATGATAGAACTCAAAGGGGTGAATCTAATATCGATGGATATACAGTTATAATAAGATTGTACAAGAAAGCAGATGGTGAATTCTTAAGTCAAGCGACGTGGAATACTGATGAAATGAATGACGGATTTGAACAGATCATTGATGGCGGGTTGGCTGATAGATTAAATCAAAATGGATTTGGAGCTAGAAAAGAGCCATCTAATATAGGAAGGTCTGCTGCGGATGCTAAAAGATTAGACAGTGAAAAAAGCATGNNNGCATGGTTAAACAGAAACATGACCTTGCTATATGGGCTGAACGTAGGGAGCAATCACCATATGTTGGATGGGAGAGAGATAAGATACGCAGAATTAGAGATATAGCTAGTAGCGGATATGTAATTGATGATGCTGGATATTGGAAGAGAAAGGAGTTTGAAACAGGCAAACTTGGAGGTGAGAGGCGTAAGGGCAAACGCGAGCCGTGGTTTGGCGAGAAAATATTAACTCCAAGTAAAATATTTCTTGTTGAATTATCTAAAACTCTAGAATTAGTACGAGTACTCCATAGAATAGGGCAACATGAAGCTGCAGCGCCTTTATGGGTGTTTCTCGGCATGCCAAATAAAATGCATAAAAAATTAAGACACAAAGCCACTGAATATGTTAATATGTCATATCAAGATGCCTTATTAAAATGTCAGGAAATGGTGCCTAAAGAGGAAAAATTTCGTAGTAAAAGCTGGATCAAGGGGCAGTTATTTAGATTGTTAATGAAATCTCCTGAATTTACTCATGAAGGAAAATCTGCTAAAGAAGTACCTGCCGAGTTGCGTTCGTATATGCGCATTAAGAATGCTATAGATAGCATCACTGGTAACAAAATATTTCGCGGATTCGGTCCACCTGAGATCATGAGAAGGATTGGGAATCGAATAGCTGTGAGATATAAAGTACATGATGAAGATGCTCGCGATAATCCTGGTTTATATTTATTGTTAGCAGCAGGTGAGATATGGTTGGCGCGCGAGATATTCGATACTGATGATGTTGATCTAATTACAACGTTAATGGCTGAGAAAATACTGACTCGCGAAGAAGGAATAAATGCGTATAGAATTGCAGCTGATAATAATGTCAGATTAAAGACAATTTTGTTGAAACATCCAAAATATGCTGATAAAGCTAGCAGGATACGTAGTATGATAGATGTCAATTACGACTTGCCAGACAAAATTTGGAATGAAGTTAGAGCTAGAAATATTGCAATGCCAGCGCATGCTAATCTAGAAATGCTTAATAAAGCAATAGAGCTATTAAATGGAATCTCCACTGATGCTAAATGGGTGACTGAAGCTCCAATAGAACGCGATCCAGATGATCCAGTTTCTGTAGAGAATACACCTCTACAACAGCAATATATTGATAAAGCAATTGATCTATTAAAGGAATATCGGTTCAAGGGATATGGCATGCTGAATCCGACTGATAGAAAGAGATTGAATAGGTTAGAACGAAGAACTGAAGAACTTCAACAAACAATTGAACGTGATACCATAGAAGAAGGAATGATCAACAAAGCCACAGAATGGCGAGACATATGGTATACTTATTTCAACAACGTAGCCCATCCGAAGAGCGAAAAAGCCAGCAGCAAGGATCAATGGGGCTATTTCATGAAATTAGACCGTTCAAGAATTGAATTTGAATTGGCCAATATCATTATTGAATTAATCAAAAGAGCGATAAATGAAAGATGGATGGCTTGGGTTAGTGGAGAATTTAGTACTTATAATCAAATTACATTGGAGAAATTTACTCCATTATTTGAAGAATATTTCCGTACACATGGGACTAAAGATTCGCCGACTATCAATATTTCCTTAGATGGATTATTCTATCCTGGCACTCAAGGAAACACCACAGATCAATTAAATGAAGCTCTTGAAAAATTAGAAAGTATTAAAACTGAATGGGAAGTTGAAGAATTGTTCAATGAGTTGTATAAAATATATGACAGAATAGTTTCTGATCAGCGCAAGAAAGAATCTGCAAAAGTTGGACAAGAAAAGATCGATAGGAAATGCTTAAGTCGGCATTGTGCTAATCCAGTACCGAAACGCGGCTTCTGTAATGAATGTCTTGAGAATAGGAAAAAAAGAAGGAAGAAATTGGCGAAGGAATTTAAACCTAAGAAAAAGGGTAAGAAGTAATGCCAGTTTATGATTTTTTCAGGTCATTTAATGAGAAGGATGAGCGCTTCATCTCTATAGATGATTTGCCTGATCATAGAACTGATATAGAGAAACAATTTACTCCATTATCTGTTTATAATCATGCTAAACCAGATTATGCAGCAGCTGAGAGGTTGGCTGAGGAGGTTATCAATATCTCTGGTGCTTGGATTACGATATTTATAAAAGAACCGTATGTTGATAGAGATGGTCATGACGATGTATGGGATGAGGACGCTGATCCAATATATCGTCAAGGTATCGATATGAAGGCTTGGGTCAAGGTTGATTCGTTAAATGTTGAATTGACTAGATATGGTGTTGATCACCCATTACAAGTAACTGTTGTATTGTCACGTGCCGTATTGGCTAAGGAAGTTGGTCTTGAAAGATTATTATCTGTTGGCGACGTCATTGAAGTACCGTATAATGCTCCTAAACTTAGAGGGCCGGCTAGATTCCAGATTTTGAATGCTTATGATTCAGGCAATTGGCATTACCGCTGGTTATATTATACTGCAGTTTGTGAATTAATCCCAGATGATAAATCAGTTAAAGTACCACATCAAGAAAATTCTAAAATAAGATGAATTTTAATAAGATATTCGGCGATATAATGAAAAATATTGAGTCTGATATTATAGATGATCATTCCGAAAATACTGTAAGCGATATTCAAGAAGCTTGTAGGTCACCGGAAGCTGTAGTATCGGCTGATATTATAAATAAATTGTTTGCCGATAGAAAATTAAAAGATGAAAATGGGAATATAATCCAAGTAACTGATCCAGCTACTATTTCTGATGGAATATCTAAGGTGAACAAGGGTGTTCTAGTAAAATTGGATGAAGGCCAGGATAGATTTCTTAGATCAGATATTTTGCACGGAACTAAAGCTGTTAATATTCCATATTCCTCTTAAATTATCAAAGATAGGATAGGTAGGTGTATCATTCCAATTTATCCTTTTAACTTCGATCCCAAGACTCCGGATCCTGTTCCCGAGGTTGAATACCTACCTGTAGTACAACATGGTCTTGAAAATCAACCCGATGTTGCCCGTACTAAGCCCATAAATTTCGATACAAAACATGTTGCCACAGAGGATGTACATGATGTTCTCACCCCTTTATTCAAAACAATGGATATTGGAGTTAAAACACTTTTCTCTGATATTACGGTTCCGACCAAGGATGGAATTAAACCGTTAATAGTAAGAGTGGCTGGTGGCGATAAGACTATCTTATTCTGGAAGCAAGATTTAAGCACTGGTAGAGTGGAATTGCCGATAATGTCTGTTAATAGAACTGGCTGGTCTTTCAATCCTGCTCGTGTCACTCCTGCTGTTGCAGGAGATTGCTTCTATAGACGATTTGCAGATAAAGACGGCACCAGAATGATCCAAACGGCTAGAGAGATTCCTTATCTAATAGATTATACTTTATCGATTTGGGCCAATCGTAAGGAAGATATGGAATTTATTTTATACCAGGTACAGATATTCTTTGATCCTATGGCTGAGTGGACTGTTGAAGATGAATTTATGCGTGGTCAAATGTTTGCTACATTTGAGGGAGCTACTGATAATAGTGATATTGATATTGATGCAAATCAATGGGCTAAAGTTCGTTATGATGTAACTATTAAAGCTGAAGGGTGGATACCAAGATCTGGCAGAATTACTCCAACTGTGTTGGGCAAGGTAACCACGATGAACGAATTAGATACGCGAGAATTCTTTGGTACCATCAAATCTAATGTTAGAGGAATTTAGGAGAGGTTATGGCTAAGCAAAAAAGACCATTAACACAACGTGAACTTAGGGCACAACAAAAGGCTGATAACAAAATAGAGAGAGTTGTCATTATAAATAAAGATAAGCAGATGGTGCCAATACAGTTAAAAGCACCAGCTGGAATGTCTTTCTGGGTTGGTGAACAGACTGTGCCATTATATCCTAAGAGGATGGCGACATTCCCCAAGAACAGACTGTATTCTGAACAGATTAGGAATTTTAAAAAAGCAGGGAGAATACAAGTTCTTAATACGTCCTGAATTTGTGTGCAAATATAATTTGAATTAGGAGTAACGAGATGCCTGTTTACCTATCACCTGGTGTTTATCCAAGAGAGATTGATCTAAGCATCACGGTTGGGAACACCTCGGGTATAATACCTGCATTCATTGGAACTGCGCAGAAAGGACCAATGAATGATCCACAATTTATTACAACAGCTGAACAACTCATCGATACATTTGGTGCTCCTATACCTGAAGCTAATCTAGGTTATGCCGTTATAGCTTGCCTAGAAGAAGGTAATGGCGCGTGGGTTCTTCGTGTTGGAGTGGAATGTGATTCTGGTCAGCCAGATGAATTAGCTGACATATGCATTGATACTAGTGGTGCTCGTGGACATGGCTGGGGTCGCGTTGCGGTCTTCAGAGGTATAGATTTCGGAACTCTGGTATTGAGAATACCGGATACTGATAATCCTCTCTCTTTCCACCAAGATAGAGTTTATGGTATTGGTTATAACGACATAGATGTAAGCACGACTGATGGCCCAACTGTAGCAACACTGGATTTTGTAGGATCAGACCTGTCTGATAGTTATATTGGATCTATTGATGATTCATTTACTGTCCTTATTACTGGTGATCCGACTAGCGGTACAATGGATGGGGCAAGTTATGAGATTTATCGTAATAGTGATGGCGCTGTTATCGGTTCCGGCACTATAATAGAAGATACGTCAGGTTTCTCAGCTCCTATAGCTGTTGGATCAGGCGATGATGATTCTGGCTTGATATTTAGGATTGTTGTTACTGGAAGCTCTCCAATAGAACAAGACGACACATTTGTCTTCTTCGTCGAACCGGATAACCGTGTACTAAGAATCGAAGTAGAAGGACTAGTAACCTCCCCAGTATCGTTTACAATGCCGACTGCTTCTTATACAGATCCTGATGATTTCGTTACTGCATTTAATTTATTAGTAGGTTCTAGTGTCGGCTTCTTGGCTGGCAACGATGGCACTAGATTGCTCATTCGTACTAGAACTGCTGGCGAAAGAATACAATTGGTTGGCACAGAAGCCTTTGCTCTTGAGATAGGATTGGCAAAATGGTCATGGGATATACCACGCAGTTATTTAGTAAACACCAATGCCGGGCCATATAACATCAATTCTAACAACAATAGAGTAACCACACAAGCTATAGAATCTGATAATATTACTGAGTTAAATGCGACTGTTGCAACCAGTTTAACTGCTACACCAACATCAGTAGCAACTAGCCTGCATATGGGTGGCATAACGTTTGGTGAACGTTATTATGAATCATTTGCTCTTCAAGTAACAGATGATGAACAACGTGTTGTTATAGCAGCTACATCTGATCATCAGTTCAGCAGATTGAAGATGATGGCCGATTTCAGCCATATTAGAACGCTGAGATTTGCAGAAGAGACCGACTTCCCATACCCATATACCAGAGAATACAGAGTATTCAATGATTCCCGCGTTATTTTACCGGATGCTGGTGTTACTACACCATCTATGCCGTTATCTTGTGAGACAGATCCATTTGGAGCACAATGTGCATTGGATACTTCATACTTCCAGAATATTGTAGGCTTCATTGTTGCTACAAGTCCAGGAACGTGGCTGGAAGGCTTTACATTAACGCTAGAAAATTACAACAATGAATCAGGAAGATATGTTGTCAGAGTTTATGATTCAAATGGTGTTGAAGAACCGGATGCACGTGTTGACAATATTAGCTTCGATCCAGATGATGATCGTTATATAGGAAAGGTCGTTAACCCTGGCAGCGTAATTGGTGGTCCAAATGGCAATGCTTGGGTTAATTGGGAAGAGCGTCCAGTATTTCTTGAGAACGATCCGAACGATTCGACAAATTATGTCATCCGTCAACCGGGTGAGATTAATCGCGGATCGTTCACTGGTTTGGCAAATGGTATTCCTCTTGATGCCGTATACGCATCAGAATTGGATCGCGCAGTAATTGGTAGTCCAGACCGTTCAACTGGAATTTTCGCATTCCAAAATCCAGAAGTTTACGATATAGCTCTATTAGTAATTCCTGGATTCAGCTCTGGATCGGTTATAGGACAGGCTCTTCAAATGTGCGAAGGTCGTGGAGATTGTCTTTACATCGTAGATCCGCCATTCGGGTTGCGTCCACAGCAAGTGGTCGATTGGCACAATGGCATGCTGTTTACCGATCTACAGAATTCATTGAATAGCTCTTACGGAGCACTTTATTGGTCATGGGTTGAAATCTTTGATCAATATAATGGTGGTACTATTTTCATCCCACCATCTGGTCATATAGCATCAGTATTCGCTAGAACTGCAAGAGTGGCAGAACCATGGTTTGCTCCAGCTGGTTTAAATCGTGGCCGCTTGTTAACAGTGCGGAACCTAGAATATAGCCCAACGCAGGGTGAGCGCGATCTTCTATATGGATTCAACAATGCTGTTAATGCTTTGGTGAATTTCCCACAAGACGGAATCACTGTTTGGGGCCAGAGAACTCTACAGCGTGCTGATAGTGCTCTTGATAGAGTAAATGTCCGCATGTTGCTGATTGTTCTTAAGAAGGCATTGGTACCATTGTTAAGAAATTACATTTTCGAGCCTAATGATCGGTTCCTATGGGAACAAGTCGATAGTGTAGTCAGAAATTACCTATCTGATATTCAAGCTCGTCGTGGTCTTACAGCTTACGATGTCATTGTCGATGAGAGAAATAACACACCAGTTCGCCGTGATAGGAATGAATTATGGGTTAGTCTTCTACTAAAACCAACTCGTGCAGTAGAATTTATTGCACTAAATCTAGTAATTCTTAGAACTGATCATTCTTTCGCTGCTGAGGAAGTTTTGGCAGCAGCTGGTATTGCAATAACGCAAGAATTCTAGAAATTTAATTAATATTTGGGATAGCTGGTCTTGTTTGGCCGGCTATTCTAGTATTGCGTCAAAAATAATATAGGAGCAAATCATGCCTGGCTTCAAAATACCTGGTAGTGGTGACGATAAAAGTAAGGACCATAAAGCTGAATTTCTACGTAAGCATCGTTGGCGTATAACTGGAACAGACATTATGACAGCTGGCGAGTGGATTTATTTGAAAAAAGCTGCTAGGCCGTCATTTCAGTTGGAAGAAGTGGTTGTACACCATGACCAGGAAGAAGCTTATTTTGCTGGCAAGCAAAAATGGGAAGAAATTACCTTAGAATTCTATGATGTAACGGAACCGAAAAATATCACAGACAAGCTTTGGAAGTGGGTTAATGAAGTTGTTGTAATCCCAGATGTCGTTGTTAATGTGCCTAAAAATTATAAGAAGGACAATTTGAAAATCCAATGTACTGATGGTAAAGGTGGAGTTATACACGAATGGACTTTGTTTGGTGTGTGGCCAAAGACTACGAACTGGAATGATCTAGATTATGAGAGCACTGATATCCAAACAGTAACTGTAACGATGAGATTTGACCGTGCCCATAAGACCCATTGAGACCCATTGAGAGCTGTGTAATGCCAGGATTCAAAGCAGCCGGGGGTCTCCCAGGAGTTAATTCTAAAGCTGAATTTCATAGAGTCCATCGATGGGTGATAGAGGATTTAGGTTTCCCAATTGATATAGCTCATATGGCCAGCAATCCTATAGAATTTAGAATGTATGCGCAATCAATTACATTGCCAGAATTACAATTTGAAACTAAGCCTGGTCCTGGCGCATCATTAGATTATCCAATTGCTGTTAAAGCTGTATTCGATGCAGTAACTATCAAGATGTACGATATTTACGGGTTACATAAAGTATTCGAAAAATGGCAAGATAAAATATGGAATCAAAAAGATGGTATTCAGGCTATTAATGAATATGCTGGTAGAACAAAATTTCAACTAATCGGCGGTGATGGCGCATTAATGAGACGTTATACACTATCCAACGCCTTTCCCAAACATATATCGCATGGTGAGCTAACATATACCTCAAGCGATATAAAATTATTAACAATTACGTATGCATTCTCGCATATGAATATTGATCATATTGATCATATTGATCATGTAGATGATCCACCACCATCCATGGTACAACAAGTTAATCAATCCATGGATAATATGGATAATGAAGAACCAATTGGTCCTGTGGTTTTTCAGTTCACGAGCGTGTAGCATTCTCACAATCTTAATTTATAAGTAGATAAATCGAGGTAGGGTAGATTATGTCTGATGAACTTGAACCACCACAACATGTTGATTATAATCCAGAAGATATCCTAGATCAGGTCATTGGAAAGAAGAATGACGAATTTCTTCCTTTGGAGGATTGTGTTCTTCCTAGCAAAGGTTTATATTATGATGGAGCTATACCTGGAGGTATTATTAAAGTACGTCCTATGGGAATTTATGCTGATAAGGTATTGACTACACAACGACTCGTCAGAACTGGTCAAGCATTGGATTACATATTCAAGTATTGTGTAGAATTACCAGGTGAATTCGATCCTCTTGAATTACTTGCTGAAGATAGATATTTCTTATTATTCTATTTGAGAGGAATTACGCATGGTAATGAATATGAATTTGTATTAACATGCCCATATTGTGATGAACATTCATCTCATTATTATAATCTCAATGATTTGTGGGAAACTCATCAAGATCCAATGGCCGATGAGGATGGCACTCCTATCCTTGAACCAGTTAAGGTAGTTCTGCCATATCTTAGTGATGAATTTAAGCATGAATTTTGGGTGAAAATAAGATTTCTTCGTGGTAGAGATGTTATGGATATGTTGGGTGCCAATGGTACTGTAGAAGATGCTGGATTACCACGGCGTGCCAGGAATCGTAAGAGACGTAGAAACAAGATGCCTTATGATCCTATAGATGAAAGAACTGAAGATCTTGATGAGACTATTGAAAAGAACATTAATAGGGTTATTGTAGAAGCTATGGGTAGTAGTGATCGCAATAAGATTAAGCAATTAATCGATAGGATGCATTCCAGGGATACAGCAACTATTACCGATTTTTTACGTGAGAAATCGCCTGGTATTGATACTGCGATAGAGACTGATTGTCCACACTGTCGTACAGTAATCAATACTCCATTGCCCATAACCGAATCGTTTTTTCGTCCGCAAAAGCGACGAAGAACTAGAACGTGAATGGAATCACGTGATGAAACAACAATATTATCTTAAAAAATCCGGTGTTAGCTTTTTCGAACAGGCTTATATGACTGCTGAAGAACGCAGTTGGTGGTTCGATCAAATTGAAAAAGAAAATGAGGATATACAGAGGAAATCTGGTGGTGGTAGCCGCAATTTAACATAGCAAAGATATTATGTGATTTACCCAAGAATTGCTGGAAGGCTTGGAAACCAGGTTGAATTAAATATGAGATTTATCAGGAATGGTGAAGGCGCTATGCCCTTCGCCATTCGGCGTATTGATATTTATCGGGGATTTATTAGACATAGTAATTTAGTGGGACAGATTCCATTTGTTGATCCATCGGATTCAACGTACCCATTCCCAGCTGCACAGTCCACAGATGATCTATCCCAATATTATGTGATATTCGACGCTCCAGAGACTCTGGTTCCAGATGACATCTATTTCGATGTTTGGCATTTTATAGGCGACGACCATGGAAGCATTGATATAGATGATGAATCATTGTGGATTTCCCAGAATGGTATATTCTATCTGTTTGATGATGTATGGTTGGCCAATGATGATCTACAAACTATACGATTAGGATTTGAACCATTAGATAAGAATTTTAAAAGAGGAGAAATACGAACTATTGAAGTGGCGATATATCCACTTCCACTTTATGATCACAATTGGAATCTGATAGCCCCATTAATACCGCAATTATATCCGACTATGACTGTTTACACATCATATGGAGAATTAATAGATGGGTTGGTTGATGCTCAGTGTACTATGGGCATAAGACAAGGCGCCAGTATTAATTCTCCATATGTTGTTCAATGTACCATCGATACTCGTACTCTGATTAGAGGTACATATAAGTATTTCATTAAAATGAATATAAATAATCATATTATAGTTAGCGATCCATTCTACTTTACGGTGCAATAATGCTGCGAAAAAAAGAATTAGACAAACATTCAAAAGAGATAGAAAAGATCTTGGATAAGGAAGATGTAGATGAGGAACTGAAATTAGAGTTCAGTGTTGATCTTGACGATATTAGACCTCCATCGCATGGCCACATAGATGACTCTGGTGTAGGACAAGATCCAGATCCAGACGATCCATTTGTCGAATCTCTAGAACATAAATTATGTGCAATATTTGAGAATTTGCAATCAACGTCTGGTAGTCCAGGTGGTCAAATTAAGGCTATAGGAAAAATTGGAACTGTTGGGCCATCAGGAATATTGGGTACACATAGTAAGACTACAGAGAAGCCAAAAGGAACTCCGGCAGAAGAGAGACGAGAAGAAGCAGATAAATATAATATTGATCGTAATAGTGTGACTAGCGACAAAGAACGTGCTAAGGAATATGAGGAAGAACAAAAAGAGGAAGAAGTGGCAGCTAAAGAGAGTTCTAAAGAAGTTCTGGAGAAGTTAAAATGAATAGGCTGGTATAGCCAAAATGAAATTGAGTGATCTATATAGAGCTGGATTGAGCAAAAGAAAAGGGAAAGCTGAGAAGGCTAGGGGAAAAGAAGAATCGGAGAGAAAAGAACGATCCGAAGCTTTTCAGGCTCATTTGTTGGCCCAATTAGGTGTCGTACCGCATAGAGGGCCATCTGAATTCGGCGATATGCGGGCTTATGCCAATCTAGATAGAGGAATGTAATTTTAGTTTTAGTTTTACTGCTTTTTTGAGATCTAATAATTTGGCATGTTTCTCTGCATATATTCTAGCTATTTTATTTAATTTTCTATTGGCCTTAATTATATCATTCCAGTCTTTGTGTGGTTTAGGTGGCAATACATAGTAGATCTCGAAATATGGTCTCAATATGTTCCAATTATAATATAGAGATGCTAAACCTTCTTTGTCATTGTCAGGCGCGAGGATTATTTTGGATGGATTGATGGCTCTTATTTTTCGTCTTTGTGATTCGCTCAAATTGGCTCCGCCAATAGCTACTCCACCTGGGCCCAATGATAATGCACAAAATATAGCTTCTACAATGAATATCGATTGATATGGCTCTGCATTATCAAATCCATATAAAAATTGGCTTTTGCCTACTCCTACCTTCCGTTCGTCTGGATTTTCAAATATTTTATCTATAAATGATCTGGATTGCCAATAGACAATTGAATCATATTCGAGATATGGAAATATTATACTTGAGCTATTATAATGAATTTGATTGGCTATAGCGGTTTTGAGCGATATTCCTCTTGATTTTAGATATCTTATTGCTATATCTCTTATTTTAGGATTACCATTTGTTATTGGGGTGGCGGATTTAGGCAATTCTAGTCTTATTTCTATTTCTGGTTCTTGTTCTATTTGGGGCTTGGCTGATCTGAGTATTGCCTTAAGATTTATGTGATCGCCGCAAATTTCTTTAAGCGCTTCTTTGAATGTAATTCCTTTATAAAGTTGGACGAATCTAATGAATGACATATTGTATCTGGCACTTGGCCTCCAATCATGTACCCAATACCCTTTATAACCTTGTTTGGTTTCTTTTAGAACAGTAGAGATGTTGAATTTAAATTTTTCATCGCTTGGAATAAATGGATTTCTAATTATTAATTCGTCGCCGTTTTTGCGCCGTTTATATTCAAAATGCCTAGCAATCCAAGACTCGATTTGATCTGGCGTTAGTCTGATAGCCATGTTGGTAATATACCGGTAAATAATATATGAAATTTAGATTGCTTGAATTAATGTTTACTAATAAGGTTAAGGTTCTGGTGGATGACAATTGGAAAACTAAGGATTTCGACAAGAAATCAATGGTTTTCTTGCATGTTGGCGATACTGAAATTAATGATATATCATTTCTTTGTGGATTTATTAGTTCGCCAAGTACAGTACCAGATCCTATAGCTATGCGTTCAAATTATGATAAATTATTAAATATGGATGTTGATGATAGATTGAAATGGATAAAAGGTGAATATCGAATACCTAGTTTAAAGATACCTAGAGATCTAATCTCTGATCGTGAATCGGGTCCTGGTGCTGGTCCGATTCAGATGTTTAGAAAGGGTCCTGAACTATGGGCGAAGAAATAGAAATAGGTCTAGAACCAGAAGTATTTTTCAAAATTGAGAGTGGTAAAGATCTTGGTCATTTTCTTGCTGATTTTGAATGGAAATCTTTTGTCAATGGTGGATATATAATAAGAGCCAAATTCTCAGATCCATATTTGACGATGCTTAGAAAACTAATGTCTGAAAATCAGGATTTTCTTGGCAATGCAAGAAAAAAAGAAACAAAAATTAAATTCCAAATATATTGGAAAGATATAGCCAAAAAAACTCCTAAGAGATTGGCTTTCATAACCGATATAGATATAATAGGAAATGCGGCATTCTCCGGATTTGAAATTATAGCAGTAGATCCGCCTAGTTGGTACTTGAATGCTGGCAATGGTAGTGGAAAGGTTTATGAAGGTAGGGTCTCAGATGTCATAAAAGAAGTTATAAAGGAATATACAAAAGGAGGGATTAAAGCTACAGTCACCAAAACTGAGGATAATCCTAAGGGCATTTGGCCTATGATGCGTCAAGATCCTAAAACGTTTATCAGGTCGCTATTAGATTGGTCATGTTCATTCACTAAAAAAAGAACAAATTGGTTAATTACTAGCAAAGATGATGAGATAGTAATACAAGAACAATTTGATATGCGTCAACATGCTGAATCATTTGGCACATTAGATGCTAATTTTGGCAGTAAACCTAACGATATTTTGAAGTTCAATCTTGTCTCTAATGTTTTCATGTCTACTATTCAAAATAGATTGACTACACAAGGACTTTCGTCGGTGTCTGGGAAATATTTAGATAAAGAGACAGATAAGGATAAAGTTGAAGTTAGAGATGATAATACTGGCAATAAGATAAATGCTAAAATTGATAAGAGATTAGGATATACAAAATCAGATAAAAATTGGTCTACTTCTATAATGGCGATTCCGGAACCAACTGGTGGAGAATTAGGCAAAACATATGATGAATTTGTTGATGGTCGTGCTAGAAATATTTATATGAATATGCTACCTATGGTTATGCGCATGATGGTGACGATTAATGGCGATTATAGATTTAATGATAGTTCTAAATTGGGCGTATCATCAATAAAATTGAGCTGGAAGGATGAAGAAGACAAGGACTATTTCCTTAGTGGCAAATGGTTGGTTTATGGATTTCACCATAGGATAATTACTACTCTGGCCAGTAAAAATAGCAAACCTAAATGGGAAACCGATCTTTACCTTTATCGTATTGATCACGATGCTAATGCTAAACCAGCAAAATAGCACAATTCAAATTCTAAAATAGATCATTATGGCAGACCCAGAATCAGGCCGTGCTCGTCCTGGAGGGCGCAATTATAACGCACTTCTCAATATCGCTATGCAAGTAAAGGGGGCTGCTGAAGCCGGGAAATCTATAGGCAGCATATCTGCTATAATGTCAGATGTTATCGCTGGTACTGAGAAATGGGATAAAACCACAGCGATGTTGTCATCACAAATTAATGAATTTGGCACAACATATGAGAATAGATTAGCCTCTGCCGAAGGGAATGTTGAATTATTAAGAGGGGCAACTGACCAATTAATGACTCAGATGGCTAGAGGTAGAGAACCAGAAGATTTAATGAAGATAGCCCAATTCTCCATCCAAGCAGAGAAAGAAATTAAGACGTTAACTGGTAGAATTGAACAATGGAAGAAAGAAGGCCGACTAGAAGAGGAGATGGAGAGACTCGGTTTAACCGACAAGGGTCTAGAAAGACTTAAAGATTATCAACGAGAAATTGATAATCATAAAGAAGGTTTGTCGGAACTTATTGAACGCGAAGAGAAGATGAAAGTCACCATGGAGAATACAAACAAGGCCCTTGGTATGGCTGGGGAACTGTTTGGTGTGATTAGTAGCAAGGCCGAGGGCGTTAGCCAAGTAACTGGAATATTCTCTAACGCTTTCAAAGGAGCAAGCAAGTCCGTTGGAATATTGAAGCGTGCTATCGTAGGTAAATTGTTCCCAATTAGCGATAAATTGAAGGAATCATTTGGTAAGAAATTTAATGTTGACCTAAAGAATATTGGTCAGCAAATGACCAAAACTGGTGGTTCGTCCCAAAATATGGCTGGCAAATTGAAGAATGCTATTGGTAGTCTCGATAAAGTTGGTGGTTTGTCCAAAAATCTTACTGGCAAATTGAAAGGTGTTACTAGTGGTCTCGGTAAGACTGGTGGTAAGGCTACAAAAGCTGCCGGCTCTATGACTAAACTTGGTGCAGCTGTTAAGCCCGCTGGTGGTGCTATGACTAAGGCTGGCGCTAGTGCTGGTAAGATGGCTGGCGGTATGGGAACTGCAGCTGCTTCTGCTGGATCATTCCATATTGCTGTTATTGCCTTGAGAATAGCATTCGAGACTTTAAAAGTTGGTCTACAATTGAATATGGAAGCTATGGAGAAATTCCGGACTACTGGATATAGATCTATGGGATCTATTAGAGAAGTAACGGATGCATCGTTTGAATTGAGAGACGAATTAGGATTAACAGCTGAAGAATCATATAAAGTTATTGAAGCCATGCGCGATTCTGGCCATGCTGTAAGGGATGCTGGAGTTAGTATGGAGGAGCATAGGGCTAGTCTTTCTCGATCTGCTAAAGATATTGGTGCTTTCGCCAAGGCTACTGGAGCATCGGAGGAAGCTACTGCTAAATTTACTAATAGATTAGATGAATTAAATATTAGTGCTAACGATCAAACTATTATTCTTGGAAACATGGCTGTAGCAACTAAGAAATATGGTTTTAGTGCTTCTAATCTCAATGAGATTTTGGGACATTTGAAGGAAACTTCAATAATGATGGAGGTAACTTGGAGAGATACTAAAATGGATGAATATGCGGAACATGTTACAGCATTGGCTGGGGCTGCTAAACAATTAGGTATCGATGTTTCTGAGGCTACTAGGATGATGGAAGATGTAGCGTCTGGCACTGATGAAATGATGGTGTTTGCTGCAATGGGTGGCGATTTAGAAGCTATGTTAGGTGGTAAATTAACTGAGGCAACTAGAGCTGCTGAAGATGGCATGCTTGACTTCAACAAGCAGTTAGAAGAAAGCGGCGTTAAGGGTGCTATGGCGGAGAGAATGCTCCGTCAGATGGGTACGTCAAGCAAAAGAATCGCGATGATTGAAAGAGCAAGAAAAAAAGAGAGAGGTGAGCTTACAGATCCGGAGAAGGCTGAAGAAGCCAAATTAGCAATGATGGAGGCATATGCTACTTCTATGAAGACGTTAACTCAGACTTTGCAGAAGATTGTTGGAATGATTCTGGCCCCGATAGCTAAGGCCATCGGTCCTCTGGCAGATATATTAATTAATCTGATGGGAGAAGTAGGTCCTAGTTTCGGTGTAATGGGCGAGATTCTTGGTGAATTGAGTGCATTCGTTGGCGAGGTGATAGCAATGTTTGCTGGCGGAATTCTTAAAGATGCGTTCGGGTTGCTTAGAGAGATAATGATGGCGATATGGGATATAGTTAAACCTTTATTGCCAGTTTTAAAATTCATGTTTAAATCATTTCAAGTGCTCTTTGCTCCATTTAGAGTCGGAATACAATTATTGTCTGGAGTCTTTACTATTTTACGCGCAGGAATTAAAGTGATAATGTTTTTGTTAGCACCGATTATTGCGCTTTTCGAATGGTTGGGTGATGAAGTTCTAGATCCAATTATTGAGGCTGTTGATTGGATTGGAATTAAGATGGGTGTGTGGAGTGCATATATAGATGAAGTAATGGAGCCATTAGAGGGTATTGAGGGACTTTGGACCGATATATGGGATGCTATTAAGTCGATTTGGGACTTATTATTTGGTTCGTCTATGCTGCATATTAAAGAGGGCGTCTCAGAAGTTTCGCCATCTCTCAAGATATTATCTAATTTGTGGGAGGCATTGCTCAAACCATTAGAGATGATCACTGATATGCTTACGAAATTCTGGGACATGTTAGGGCAGATACCTGAGAAATTGGGAGGATTAGCTAATCAGGTAGCTGGTACGGCTGAGAGGGCGTGGAATAAGGTATCAGAGCTTGGTAGAAAAGCTTGGGATGGGTTGAAAAATGTTGCTGTATCCGTTTGGGGTACTATCAAGGATACGGCTAAAGCTGCCTGGAAGGGAATTGAGAAATTTGGAAGTGGCTGTATCGAATTTAAAATCTGGTGCTAGTAGTGCTGCAAAATTGGCGTCTAAGGCTTGGGGTAGTTTTACTGGGCTGTTCAAAAAGAAAGAACCTGCTAGAAGAGCAAGGGCAGCAGCTGATAGTAGTATAAAATCTGATAGCACGATAGAAGAAGCTAGTGTTTCTAAGGAACGTAAAGTTTCTGAGATATATGGTGTAAAATTTACTGATAATATGAATAAGCAAAATATTCAATTGGGTGGTATCAAAGGCAGTATGGATAAAGCTGTTGAATTGTTGTCAATGATATTGCTTAAGGAAGATCCGGATAATGCTGAAGCTGCTAAGCATCTTCGCGATATTAAAACTGGTATGGATGAAGACCGCAATAAAGTAACGTTCATTACATCAGAGAGTGGTTTCGGCGAAAGAACTAATCAATGGTGGACTGACTAATGGCATTTAGATTGACTAATATAGACAGGGATTTGCTGAAGGAATCAGTGGTGTCACTTCAAGTAGATCCGGGTTTAAAGTTGCTTGGTAGTGAACCGGTTATGACTATTGCGCCATATGGTCAGGGGTATATACCATTTCAATTTCCTCCGAGAATCACTGGTGATGGTAAATCGATGTCATGGACCAAAACTGGCAAAATGCTTTATGAACCTCTTGCTATATATGGTGGTGCCGAATCTAGAAAAATAGATATATCAGCAACTTATTTAGTTACTAATCATACTAATAAAAAAGGATTTAAATGGAACGTTGCAAATATTGAGAAAACATTGCGGGCTTATAAACAATATTTCTATGTATCGATTTTTGAAGGTGCTAAATATTTTCCTATATTTAAAGTAAGAATCTATCATAGCGTTCAAGGGCCAAGTGATTGGCGTAGTACTGGTGTCAGTATTAAACCTGGTTCTGAACTTATTAAACAGGATAATAAGATATTGCCTATGTTTCATGAAGTATCATTATCATTAGAATTGCAGACAAATATTGACAAGGCCGGCAAAAAACAAGTTCCACACTTTAATCTCAAACCTAAGCCTCCACCGGAATGGTACTAATGTCTTTGGAAAAAAGATCTAATTCTAGATTTCAATTATCAGATGAAATATTAACTAGAGATGGTAATCCTACTTGGGGAACCATGAAAAAATTTGATTTCTTGGATCGTGATAATTTAGAGTCAGATCAAATTCACAATATAATTATAGATGCTGATTTGGCTGGTAGACCTGATCGCATTGCCGATAAGGTCTATAACCGTGTTGATCTTGATTGGGTGATACGTATGTTTAACAGAGTTGATAATCCATTTGTATATCCGGTTGGATGGCCATCTGTAAATGAACTTGTTGAATATCCATCTGCTAGTGTAGTATTAGAAGAAGTATAAATATAGTATGCATAGAGCAGACAAAGCATTAGAACAAGTATGGGATAATTTCTTTAAGGAAAGGAGTAAAGTATTAACGCAACGGTTTCCTGGTTGGTATAGGGGTATAGTAGTTGAAACCAATGATCCTCTAAATATGCATCGTACTAGAGTTAAAATTCCAGAATTTTATGATCATGGTACTAAAGATGAGTTGGTAGCATGGGCTATTCCAGCCCCATGGATGGGTGGTAGAATGGCTGGTTCATGGACACATCCGATGAAGGATGATATTGTATATATCTCATTTGAGAAACAACATCCATATGGTCCTATCTGGACTTCTGCTGCTGATCCTAGTAGAAGAAGATCGTATTCGTTATGGTCTATATATACAAAACCTGCATCGCCAGTTAATGAAGATGGTCAACCGTCATCTAATGCGCCCAAAGACCACCTTAAAAAATATCTCCCTCAAGATAACCGGCCAATGAGTACCGGATGGAATGATAGGTATGGCAATTTCTTTATGATGAGTTCGGTAGGATTTTTCCCAAAATCTCATGAACCGGCGCCTGCTCCAGCCGGGACTGATGGGTTAACTAAGAAGAAATTTGAAGTTTCCAAGAATCCACCTAAAAACAATGATCCAGATGTTAAATTCTTTTCTATAGGATCAAAATATGGCCATTTCATAGAATTCGGCGACCAAGGTTATAAATGGAAAGAAGAATTTAAGGGTGATTTTGATGAAGATTCTGATTTTGAAATCAGCCGTGTAAAATATTTTATCAGGCATTTCTGTGAAGATCAACCCAAAGACCATGATCAACGTAGGATTGATATTAGAACGCGCTGTGGACACCGTATGGAAATGCGCGATGTTGGATGGGAAAAGACGAGGCAAGGCGAATATGGTCCAACCAAAACTATTGCTGATTCTAAGGACAAGGATGAAAGATGGCTGAAATTGCGTTCAAAAGGTGGCCATCTTATCCAAGCCTTGGATATTGGATTCGACCCAGTCAATGACCTGAAGTATAAAACATTAAACAAAACGGAAGTAGGCGACAAAGAAGACGGCGAATCGGTTCTGGGTACTGCTAAGGGCAATGACTCTAGAATGATTAGGATTATATCTAGACATGGTAATCAATTGATTCTTGATGATCGTGGTAGTAGTCCAACATCGGCTAATAAGAGCGAAACTCCACACGGGAATGGAGTATTATTAAGAAGTAGGAAAGGATTTCAATTGCAATTCATTGATAAAAAGGAATTGAATCATGCAATGATTGCTACCCCAGAGGATCAAGTCTTTGAAATGAATGACAAATTCCAATATGTTATGGCAAGTACTAAACAAGCTGGTGAAGTGCATACTAAGGACAGAAGACCAGGGAAGACTAGACCGCGCATTATTAAGAAAACGGGTCATTCTCACGATTTTGAGAAAAATACCCATCACTGGAAGTTAGATAAAGCCAATGACTATAGCAGATATAAGACCCCAGAGGGCGCTGGTATGGAAATGCGCGGTAGTAAAGCTCCTTGTGGATCATGGGTCGAGATCAGAGATCAAGAAAATCGTGCTATTTGGTTTTCTAAGGCTGATCAATGGCTTCTGATACGTAGTAAGAAAGGTAAGAAATATATTCTTCTAGATGATAATGATGATGTCATATTAATCAGAAATGAAGAAGGCAAAATCCAAATTAGGGCCAAGGATAAATTAGAATTTAAATGTGATAATGGAGATATCTGTTTCGAAGCTCCTAAGGGTCAGATTGGTATGAGGGCTAAATCTATTGAGATGGAAACAGGTGGAGCGTCTCATAAGATTTGGGCTGGCGGAATCGGCACTACCAAAACAATATGGGGTGATCAATTGAAAGGATTCCATCCTGATTTACATTACAATCCGCTGGCATGTGGTCCTAAAATTGGTGATGGCAAATCAGCTCCGCAGAGTGGTAGTCCATGTAAGGTGAAAAACAAAAAACTTAAGCGCAAGAAACCTAAAGATTTCGATAAAGAACGTGGTTGTGATTCTCTTAAACAAGATAAGGGTCCTGTACCAGATTCTGTCGTTAATAGTCCTCCTGGTAGTGGGACCGGTAGTGGCAACCGTGGATCCCCTGGAGCGCCTAGCGTAGCACCCACTCCGTCTAATAATGAACCAGGGCAAACTGTTCTTGATCCTCTGCCAGTTGTCCCAGAAGTTGATCCCATATCAAAAGTTAATCCTGATCCAGAAGGTGGAGCAGGGGTTCTATGGTATGGTGTCTCTAGCAAATTTGGCAATGAGATTGATAATATTGGGCTTAATAGGGGATCATTATCTAATCACCTGAATATACCGGACAAGAAGGATGCTATAGAAATACCGCTATCTAAAACAATAGATTTTGCTAGAGGAGATAAACAAGCTGTATTGTCACAAAAGAGGTATGGCGATGTTGACCGCATTTTGAGAATTAGAAGTGTTCCAGATGGTGATCTACTGCGGGTGCCAGATGATGATGATGATATAGTCTATTATCGTGGTGATATTTCACGCGATGAGAATATTGAGATATTTGAGATTGGGGAGGATAAACCAATCACTTTGCCATTATTTCCTGATATTTAGTAAAATATAGAGTATGATTATACGTTTCCCCACTGGTTTGTATAGAAGTATCCTGCCTAAAGGTACGCAGGCCGGTAGTGTAACGTATATTATATCAAATCAGAATCCGCCTAAAACAGAAGTGCGGGCTATACAGATCCCAACATTCGAGCGACGTAAGCCCCTACCACAGTCTCTCTATACCCCCGGGGAGCGCAGGGGAGGCTTCGGGGAACTTATATATACACTAGCTAAGGCAAACAGATCGAAGCCAGGATCTAATATTAAGCAATTCGAGGTTGGTGAAATTATAGAATTTACTGATGATCCTATAGAAGAAGTATTGTTCACAAACGCACCAGATTCTATAGAAATACAACACAACACAAATATATTGGATCTGGACAGCATAGGACTTAGTCCAGTTGAAATTGACCAATTAATTGCTGAATCCGAGAGGCGTAAAGACGAGCTTGAGAAGGAATTTACTAGTCTGAAATCTGAACTTGAAACATTTAATGCTGATATCAGTGAGAATCAAAAGAAAATTAATGAGAGCAACAAAACCATCAAGGCAGTTAGGAGTATTTATAATATCCCGGAAAATGATTTAGATTTTGATAATGATATTTATCAGAAATTGTTGATAAATAAGGCTTCGTTAGAGGCTGAACGTAGTCAATTGATATCTAATAGAAATACTAAATCTACAGAAGTAGAAGAAGCTTATAATAAATTGATAAGCGTTTCTCAATTGGTGCGATAATGGCGCAGTCTACATATTTCGGTTATAATGTTCCATTTTATTCTAAAACATTCGTATTGCCGCCTCAAGCTGATGAACGTTTAATCAAAAATGATATGTTACAATTATTATTAACAAGCCCTGGCGAACGCGTAATGAGGCCAACATATGGTGTGCCAATTAGGCAATGGGCATTCGAACCGTTAGATAATTTGTCAATTAACGATATTGCTTCAGCCATAAAAATGGCTTTCTTTTTATATGAGCAGCGCGTAGAACTCAAATCTGTAACTATAGTTCCTACACCAGACAATCATTTAGCATCAATCATAATACATGCTGCTATTAAGAGCAATCCGAATCAAGTCTTACAGGTAGAAGCTGTATTTAGGAAAGGAAATATAGTAAGTGGTTGAAAAAACTTATTTCAAGCTCCCAAATAGCCCAGAAGAATTTGGAGTTGTATTAGAATCACCAAATTTGAGGCGTATCGATTTCAGCGCATTAGAATATCCTGAGATCAGACGTGCGCTAATAGAATATATCAAGACTTACCATCCAGATCAATTTAATGATTTTGTTGCCAACAATGGCATAATTATGCTCGTAGAGTTAATATCCTACTTAGGATCAGTATTAACCCAGCGCGAAGACATCATTGCGGACGATGGATTTCTGCCAACATCTCAATCAATCACAGCAGTAGATCAACATTTATTTCTTATAAACAACAAAATCCAAAGAGCGACTCCAGCTATTATCGACATGGCAATAACACTGCCATCGGCAGCGCCAACATCAGTCCGCATCCCGGCTGGCACCCATTTTAATTTGGCTGGTGCTGATGGTGCTCCAGTAACATATGAAATTTTTAGAGCACCGAATGATTTTGACAGTGAAATTATTATTTTCCCTGGTGCTCGCGGTGTGGTTGCCTTTGGCATTGAAGGTTCATTTGCTGAACCATTAACTGTTGAATCGGCTGGTGGGTCTAATCAGATTATTGAGATATTAGATGAAGATATTCTTGAAGAACCAATTGTGGTTGAAGTTGTAACTGGCAACGAATCAGTTAGATGGCGTAGAGTTGATACTCGTGAACAAGCTAGTGCTCAAGATGAAATTTATGAAATAAAATTCCATGACGAGGGCATATCAATCGTTTTTGGTGATAATATAGCAGGTAAAGCTCCTATAGCCGGTCAACGATTAACTGTTCTATATAGGCTTGGTGGAGGCAGGCGAGGAAGAATACCGGCTAATGCAATCAATGAAAGCAGACCAATAAGCCCTGATTCTCCGATTTCTGCCCCAGTACAAGTTCTATTCCGTAATCCTGCGCCATCAAATGGCGGTATGGACATTGAATCTATTGCATCTGCTAAAAAGAGGGCACCTAAAGAAAGCGCCATATTACAATCTGCTGTTAGCGGTGAGAATTACTCTGTTAAAGCTAAGACCTTCAACCATCCGATATTTGGTAGTGTGCTTAAAGCCGTTGCAACAGTACGCACTTCATTGAATGCTAATATAGTAGAACTTTATATATTAGCAATTGGCCCTGATGATATCCCGGTATTGCCAAGTAAAGGATTGAAACAAGGCTTGGTGACTTATTTTGCTGATGTAGACGTGCTTACTGATGAAACTAGGGTGCTTGATGGCGCAATTAAGCCGATAAATGTGAATGCAACTGTGATAATAAGTCGCAATTCAGATCCCGCCTTGATCAGAGATGCAGTTGATGTTGCGGTTACTGAATTCTTTGATCAAACCAATTTTGATATGGGTCAAGAATTACACCTCAGCAAGTTATACAAAACTCTAGGTGACATTGAAGGCGTGCAATACGTTAAGATTTATTCGCCCCAAGATGATGTTATCGTTTCTGGTAAGATAGCTACTGAAACTCCGGCTAATCAGATTGGATTCAATGAGCTTATTGTTTTAGGTGAGGTCCAGATCAAGATATACTTTGAGAAAGCTCAGATCTAAAGACCTATTTCATCATGCATTCTAGAGTGTATATCTCTAATTGCGGAAGTTAATAAGCGTGTGACATCATAAAAATGTCCTACTTGAGCTATTATTGTCTCTGGCTGTTTTTTGATAGTGAATATACAAAATGCCAGTTCTATGTCCTCATCATCTAGAATAACGTCTAGTTTCTCTTTTATTGATTTCATCTTACTATTTATATTAGTATCTTCTTCCATGTTTCCCCTCGTATTTCATTTTCATGTCTAGAATCAAAATGTCTGAAATACCAGACTCTATGGTATTTACTATCTATGAATGGTTCCAATCTGCCATGAGGAGACATGGTCGTAAAGTTAGCTGGCCTAAATGTAAAGATGTAAAAAAGACGTATCAATATAGAGCTATTCATAAATATACTCAGAAATGCTCTGATGAACTTGAATTAGACAATAAAGTAATCAAAATACTGACATATAATATAGTTGATTATGCTAAAAGGAAGGGTTTGTTGGCTAAGGGCGCACAGATGCTTTGTATGGATCTTGTTGTTGATCTATGTTATCAAAGCATTAAGGATATGATAGAAGATGAGTCGTCTTTAATGTTGGAGATATCTTGTTGTCATAGCTTTATTGCTGATCAAGTAGATAGCAAAGATAATCTCGTTCGCCTGATGGTAGAGCCGATATCGGATGGCGGATATTCTAGGATAGTCTACTGGTATAATCTAGGATATATTACGCCGCTCTATGTTGCTATTAGTAAAAAATGTATCAAAGCACTCTCTAAAATTCCGCAATCGGAAAGACAAGAACTACCCAACGATATTGAATTGTTTAGGATCTGTACTCATACTGTATCTAGTGATACTGTTGAAGGGCTTAAAGAGATTCTGGGTGCGGACCTTAGAGTGCCTCCAACCTGCTTGCGGAGCTAAGTATGCAATTACAACCTGATTTGTTGCCCATTCCATCTAATCAAATAGATGATCTAAGTGAATATGTTTTCATAACAAAATATGCACGATATGATAACAAGAAAAAAAGACGCGAGACATGGAATGAGGCTGTTAACCGCGTGCGCGATATGCATCTCCATAGGTATGCATCAAAAGGTATAAATGATGATATCAATTGGGCATTTGAACAAGTGAGGCAGAAAAGAGTCTTGCCGTCGATGCGATCAATGCAATTTGGTGGACAGGCTATTATTGTTAATGATGCTAGGATGTATAATTGTGCATTTTCACATGTTGATCGTGCAAGATTCTTCAGTGAAGCATTTTGGATGTTATTGTCCGGTTGTGGTATCGGATTTAGTGTGCAGAAGCAACATGTTGCGAAATTGCCTAAGTTAGTAGAATACAAATCGCCTGATGAGAAATCGATAATGACGTATGTGGTAGAGGATACTATCGAAGGATGGGCTGATGCTCTTGATATTCTAACGTCAACGTACTTCTGTGGCAATCCTATCTCTGGTAAAGAGGTGTTTTTTGATTTTTCCAAGATTAGACGTAAAGGATCGTGGTTAAAAACATCTGGTGGACGTGCTCCTGGTGCTACTCCGCTCCGAATTGCTTTGAAGAGGATAAAGAAAGTCCTAAGAGAGGCAGTTGAAGATGGTCAGCGCAGGCTTAGACCCATACAAGTTTACGATATTGTTATGATGGCTGCTGATGCTGTTTTGTCTGGTGGCATAAGACGATCAGCTACTATTGCATTGTTTTCATATGAAGACAAGGAGATGATGACTGCTAAGACGTTCTGTCAACGCGGCAAAGTTCTATCTGATAAGCGTAAAGACGACACGTGGCTTACTAATTATGGAGTAGCAGTCAAGTTAAAGAACGATAATAAGAAAGAACCAAAGAATGGCGAGGAAGTCACTATAGCGTGGCATAATATTATGCCATGGCGTGCTAGATCCAACAATAGTGTTGCTTTATTGAGGAATTCATGTACGCTTGAACAATTCTCGGAAATTATAAATTGTACCAGATTATATGGCGAGCCTGCGTTTGTCTTTTTAGACAATCTTGACTATGGATATAATCCTTGTGTTGAGATTGGCTTATATCCGATTTGTGTTGAGACTGGAGAGAGTGGTTGGGCAGTATGCAATCTTACAGAAATAAATGGTGGGCGCATTGAGACCAAAGAAGATTTCAAGGTTGCTGTAAGAGCAGCGACGATCATAGGAACATTACAAGCTGGTTATACTTATTTTCATTATCTTACTGATGCGACCAGAAGAATTGTTCGCAGGGAAAGGCTGCTCGGTGTTTCTGTCACTGGATGGATGGAAAATCCTGATTTCTTGTTG